TGCTACTACAATTCCTGAACTTGCGTTAATCCAACCAGTAACATCTAATTTTGCTTGTGGTGTTGTTGTTCCTATTCCTACATTACCACTGCTACTAACATACATAAATGTAGAACTACCACTTATTAATTGAAATGATGTTGTTCCTACATTTACACTAGCAGTTACACTACCACTATATATTAAAGAAGATGGATTTGAATTTAAAACATATGATGCTGTTAAAGCGTAGGATGCACTTAAAGCAGGATTAGTAGAGGTAAAAATTGATCCGCTAACATATGATGCTGTTGTAGCATATGATGCTGTACCAAATAATGATCCTGTTATACTACCGCTAACTTTTAATGAACCGGTTATTGTTAATCCACTTCCACTTATTAATAAACTACCTGTTATAACAGCATTACCTGTGTATGGAAAAGAAGTTCCTCCAATAGCAGATGAAGCAGTATAAAATAATTGTCCTGTTGATGAATTATAAGTTAATACATTTGTTTGAGCTGTGGAGGTTAAGTTAGGAAATGCTACATCACCAGCTACAGTTAATTTATATGATGGACTTGATGTTCCTATACCTACATTACCATTATTAGCAATTCTCATTCTGTGAGTCCCTATTCCATAATCTCCTCCTGTCCAAAAATCATGAATACCTAAACCTCCTGCTACGTAAGTCATATTACCTACATAATCACTTCTTATTTTTCCAACTAAAGTTCCATTTATTACGGATGATATTACAGTTTGACCACCAGCATTTGGATTATTTAATATTATATGAGAATTTGCTCCAGCTGTGTTAGTATAGTCTGTATTATCTTTGTATATATAATTACTTCCACTTATTGTTACTGTTTTATTATTTTGAACATCGAATATCTTTTCAGATCCCAACGATACTGAAAATAGATTTGTTGTGTCTTGTGTATCTGATATATTTAATATTTCACCAACACTACCTGATACAGAAAGTATTGTTGATCCTGTACCTATTATTTGTAAAGGTATAGTCGAACTATTTGATGATGATAGTATTGTACTACCAGTAACACTTAATTCAAAAAAACTTGCAGAGTCTGTGTAAAATATTGCCATTGTTATTTATAAATATCGTTAAGGTTTTATTTTAGTTATACCCAAGTTACGTTAAGTGTAGAACTACTATCTAAATAAGCTATATCCCCATCTGCATCCGGCCAATTATATGATCCTCCACCAGAGTTATTTGTTCGTAAATAATCGTTTGCTATTAATGTGAATGTGGGTGCAATTCCGGTTATAAAATTATTAAATATACCATCATCATATTGGCTTCCCCCTAAATCAGTACACGATGAAATATCTAAATACGAAATACCTGGGTTATAATTATATCCAGCCAGGTAAAATATACTATTATCTGGTATTGATACTATGCTTGGTAGTGATACGGATGATAAACTATAACAGTATAGAAATAAATAACTACTGTATGGAATAGTTGTTAAAAGTGGTAATGATATTGATGTTAGCGATGGACAATTGTAGAAACAAGCAGTACCAGCAGTTGTTAGACTTGGTAATGATAATGTTGTTAAATAATTTATGCAAGTAGAGAAGCAGAACTCACCTGCAATTGTAAGATTTTGTAATGAAATATTTGCTAAATTATAACAAGAATCAAAACAATAATTACCAGCAGTAAGTAATACTGGTAAATTAACTGTTACTAAATTTCCGCAATCCTGAAATGCTGCTTCTTCAGCAGTCACTATACACCCTATATCATCTAATATAGAAACAATATCATAATTACTTCTGAATTGCCCATATGCTGGGATTGTTATATTTGATGCTCCATATAATCTTAAGATATTTCCATCTACTTCTGCTGATGTAAATGGATTACCAGATGAGGGTAAATTAAAAAAACTATTCCAATAATTAACATCACTACTCGGAGGATACGTTAATTCTAATATTAAAGCTAGTGGAGAATAATCATGATTAATATTAATACTCGATTGATGATTAATATTAATTTGGGCCTGTCTGTTTATTTGTACTGACATAACTGATTACGAATTAAATGATGATGCTATCCAATAGACAGTTCCATTTGGTTTTACAGATGAATTTGAATTTATTGTGAATCCGGCGGATGTTTTACTTTGTATACTCCAAACTCTAAGGTCTTCACCTGTAACTGTTACTGAATATAAATTATCAGTAAATGCTGATCCGAATGATACAGATGTCGTATATGGTAGGCCTGTAAAATCAGTAGTAGATCCTGATGCTGCTTTTATTAAAGTTTTATTTTCCCATTTTGTTGAAGTTGAATTATATACTAAAGCCTGTCCATTTGATAGTGTGCCCAAATTTACATCACTTAATTGTGCCAATGCGGTAGCTCCACCAGCTCCACCTCCTCCAGCCGTTGAACGGAATATACCGGCTTTTACTATTTTTGCATCAACCGTATCACTTAAATTTGAGGCGGCACCTCTAGCAACAATATATGCGGAAAGAACATATGAGTTTGCTGTTGATGTATCTTCTTCAAAGGCTTCGGAACTGATTGCTGCCACAGCCTCCGTTTTAGTACCATATGTAGCCTGCCCGTAATAAACATGCGCACGTCCACTAACTGGGTTTACCATTACGCGTTGTACACTCCAATCATTATTTGCTACCGATGCCGTTGTTCCGGTTGCCGTAATATTATATTGTGATGGGTCTATTGTGGTATAATAGTTTCCACCATTATTATCAAACGTAAAAGATGAGCCCGATTTCCAAATACGAACTATACTTGCACTTTGATATGTAGTATTATTTTTATAGTAACTTGGATTGTTAGGGTCTTCTTTATAATAATCACCTAATACAAATGCTTCACCAGTACTTAAACCAAATTTTAATGATGAACCAGATGCGGTTGTATCAAATCCGGATATTTTTAGAGGACCTAAAACACGAAGGGCTATATTTTGTTGTCGGTCTACATCATATGCTGTATTAATATGAGTAGCTACACCATTTACCGATTGTCTATTATAATGAGATATTCTGCCTATTGGTATTAGTTGACGATATTGATCCGGTGAGAAAAATTCAGTTTGTTGAGTTATCGTTCCATTAGTTCCAACGTAAACATATGTATTGGCTTCGGTTGATATATTTGTTATAGGTTGGGATGTTTCAGGCCAATTTACATATGTTATAACGGGAGTATGTTCAGATGATGTGGTTGCATTATGATTAACAATGATTCCAGCTCCTGCTGACATTGTAAACCCATTTTGGCCGTTGTTATAAGATAATACACCACCATATAATAATCCTGTATTTAATTTTCCTTCAAGCCATTTCCATTTGGTTAAATTATCAGCATGTCTAATATAAAGGTCAGAACCATTTTGGTTGTTTGATGCGCTAGTAAATAGATAAGTTGATTTTGCGTTTGCTCCGGTTTGTGTTCCTGGATCTGAACCACTTTCTAAAAATTTTAAGTAGTTGTATAGTTGTTCTGAACCGGAAACGTCTAAAGTATATTCAGGATTTACTATATTAATACCAATTTTACCATTTGCTGATCCTTCATACGGATCTGATGTTGTATCTGAATATGTTCCCGATCCAAATAATATACCACCAATATTAATTGAATTTGATTGCGTTTGTGGAAGTGTAATATTTGTTCCGATTATTATATTATTATCACCAATTCCACGACCTGAAGTTTGCGTAGTTTTATATCCTACTTGATACCCTATTAACGTAGAATATGATGCACTAAATGTATTTTTACCCGTATTATAACCAATAAAATTAGAATATTGTGCACCTTTACTATTATAGGCTGTTTCACTTCCTATAAAATTAGAATATGATGCACTTGTATACATTCCAACTTGGTACCCAATAAAATTAGAATTTATAACCTCAGATGTTTTGTTTCCTGCAGATGATCCTATAAAAATTGCATTGCTTAAATTTTTAGAATTAAATCCCGATCCACCTCCAAATAATAATGAATATTCTGCAGATGTATATTTTCCAGCACTATCTCCAATTATTAAATTAGAAGTACCATCCAATGCCTCCGTATTATAACTAAAAATTGTGCTACCGGTTACATCAAATGGATATGATGATGAAACTACTTCACAAAATAATGTTCTTGATGATACCTCTGCATATGAAGATGATACCGAATACGAAGCACTATAAACAGATGAAGTTCCATATGGGCCCCAAACATTTGATGCAGTTACAAACGATGCCGTAAGTGCTAAAGATGCGGTTTGTATTGAATCCCAACCATGTGGCCCCCAAACATTTGAACTACTTATGTATGATGCGGTTTTCGCCGTTAATACATATGATGCCGTTAAGGCCTGTGATGCTGAATAAGCCCAGCTTGCTGTTCCATATAAACTTCCACTTAAAGTTCCAAAAAATGAACCACTAAATGAACCTGTTGCTCTTAAAAGTGTTCCATCATAAGTCAATGATGATATACTACCAATCTTACCGCCACTATTATACAGTATTTGTCCCTGAGTTGTGCCTACTAATAAATCGGTTTGTATTATTGAACCAGTATCTAATATTACATTGAACTGATTGCCGTTTCCCTTTGTAAATGTTATTACATTTAAGTTTGCCGATGCTGTATATAAGGCGACACCAATATATGATGCTGTATCTGAATTAATTGAATGAGCGCTGTTATCTGCCCAAGAAGCAGAAGTTGCTGTATTTGCATATCCGCTATTATCTGCCCAAGAAGCTGATGTGGATGTTAAGGAATGTCCTGCGTTATCAGCCCAAGAAGCAGAAGTTGCTGTATTAGCATGTCCGCTATTATCTGCCCAAGAAGCAGAAGTTGCTGTATTAGCATGTACGCTATTATCTGCCCAAGAAGCTGATGTTGTGTTTGTTGCAAAATTTGCGTTTCCTGCATTATCTGCCCAAGAAGCAGAAGTTGCTGTATTTGCGTTTCCTGCGTTATCTGCCCAAGAAGCTGATGTTGCGTTTGTTGCCAGGCCTGTTAGATTTCCAGTAACATTACCTGTTAAATTACCTACGAAACTTGTTGCTGTGATTGTACCTATTAATGTAATATCACCTATTGCAACACAATTTAGTGGTACAAGCGTTAATATATCCCCGTTTTGAGTTCCAATTTGAACTTTACAGGAATTAGTTTTTACATAAAATTCACCACTTTGTAATACCGAAGGATCTACCGTACCACGTTTTATTTGTAATATACCAGACATCTATATTAGATTAACGTGATTTGATAAAATTGTGGAAAAATAGACATACTTATAGTTTAACTATAAATATCTTCAAAAATCAAATATGAGAATATAAATTAACTAAGAAGTTTCTTTTTATTACCATCCATATCTTTGAATATTTCTTGGTAATTATTTCTTGGTTTGTATTTTACAGAACCTTCTTTTTGTTTAAGTGTTTTTATACCAAGTGGGTCACGTCCCATAGGGTGGTCATCTTTACCATATCTTACTGGATCTTTTGGTCTGCCCACTTTACCATCTTCTTCTAATTCAGTTTTTAATCTTTGTAATTCCTCTTCTACATTAGTTGGTTGTTCGGGTTGTGCAGCTGCTGGGTCTACGCCTTGCGTTTCTATTGATTGTAATCTGAATGCTTGTTTAGTATCTTCTAATACAGAAAGAGTTTGTTCATCCTGCTCATCTTTTGCCATTTTCATAATTGCTTCATACATCCATTCTTTTGAGAACATTTTTGTTTGTTGCATTTGTTGAATTAATCCTACTTTTGATGTATATAATTCAACCTGCTCTTGCTCATATATTTTTGAAGGAAGTGTTAATTCAAGAGAAAAATCAGTTAATCGTTCATCTTGTATTCCTTGAGCGTATAAGTGAATGATTGCTATTTTTGTAAATTCTGAAACTATTACTCTTTGTACTCTTTCAATAGTTTTTGCAAAACGAACATCTTGAGCTGCAAGAGTGGCTTTACCATTTATATCTTCTTCATAACCCAAATATGCTTTTGGTATTTTAAGTCCGGCCATTAACTTTCCTTTTAGATAGTTAATATCTTCTACCATGTTATATTCCAATCCCTTTATAGTATCTATTGAAGTTCCGGTATCACTACCACGAACAGGTAGATAAAAATCTTCAATAAGGTTTTGAATATTGTATTTTAAGTTATACTCACCAGTTTTTTCATCAACGAATGGAGTTTTCTTAGAATTGTTAATGATTTTCTGCATGTAATTATCCACTTCTGTTGGTGGGATATTACCTACATCAATTTTGAATATTCTTTTTTCAGGTGCTCTCATTATACGATGTATCAACATAGCATCTTCCATCAACATTAATTGCTTCCAAATACGTCTAATTCCTTCAATCATTGATTTACCATATGGTAAAAAGTTTGAATCTGAATTTAATCGGAAGTGTGCTATTTCATAATTTTCAAAATCTTTTTTAGAACTCATACCATATGCTCCCAATGGGTTTTGGTATGGTGCATATACAAATTTAACTCTTTGTGGATTTGCCGGATCAAATTGTTCAACACGTGTTATTTCATATGAAGAATATGGAAATATATTTACTATACCCGCATCTTCTGCTATTTCAAGTTGAAGAAATAGGTCACCATATTTAACAAGATTTCTTGTCCAAGGCCAAAGATTAAATTCAACATTAAGAATATCAAAAAATAAGTTTTCAAGTATTTGTTTTATATTGGCATCTTCATGATGTATTTTAAGAACACTTCCAAATTCATTTCTTGCAGTACATTCATCTGCGTAAATATCAAGTGCTGATGATATAATTGGGTCTTGGTCCATTGAATCGTAATCTCTAAAAAGGTCAATACGAACTTGCTGATATGCAAGTGATGAATCTATCTGGCCAGATGCATAGTTTGTAACTTTTAATTTCATAAACCTGTCAACCAGATTCGTAGTCATATTTTGATACTCATCTGTATCAATTACTTTTGTTCCTTTGGATGTTTTGCGAACTATTGTATTAGTTGAAAATAGTTTTTGTAACCTACTAAATATTGTTTTTTCTGCCATTTTATTAATTTATAAATTAAAAGATAAGTAAAAAATTTTACATTACCAAATTTTACCATTTTCTACAACTCCAATATCTTGCTTTATAACGAGGTCCTGGATTATCACAATTATGTCTTGCTCTGAATGATTTACGTCTTTTTGGATTTGATTTATGGATTCTCATATTAGGGTCACCGAAGTTTACTTTAACCACATTACCTTTATCATTCTTAACATACACTTTAAACTTTTTAACATCACCTTGCATTGGTTTACCTAACTTTACAGTTCGTCCCTGATACTCTGATTCCAATAGACACGGACAAGTTGCTTCAGATAAGGTTTGATTATATTCCCTCATAAATTTGATGAACTCCTTAACATCATCTTCGTTTTCTACATCATATTCCTCATCATCTTCTTCCATTCCATATGTATCTCCATAGAATCCACCAGGTTGTCCTCCTGCAGGGTTCATAGGCGCTTCTTCATTCATTTCCCTATATGCCATTGAATCGCTTGGATATCGTGGTGGTTCAGCTTCCCAACAATTACCATTTTCATCACGTTCTCCTTCGCAATCATCCCAACATTCTGAACAATTTTCAATTTCATTTACAGATTCACTACAGTTTCTCCAGCCACCACCTTTACCTTTATAATTTTTGGCTGCCCATCCATTTGCATATGCGGAGGGATATACATCAAATTTAGATTTAGCTGCTGATTTAGATGCTGCCCATTTGGCTTTATCGGTAGGACAATTTTTCTCTAAAAAGAGGTTTAATTTTTCTTCAATGTTCATAGTTTCATTTTTTTTCTTTCCTTGGCAATGTGCTTTTTGAGAGAAACCTTTTGGATTATTACAATCTATACTATTTTTATATTTTTGACTCCAATCTTCATTTTTTTTATCAGTAGAAACATATATCGGTGTTTTACCTTGGCCACTACTACTTTTTCCACCCCTATCTGCTTTATTTTGTGCTGCACGTTTTCTTCTAGTTGCACTTTCTTTTTCTTTCTTACTCATTCCAGCTGCTTTTGCTGCAGGAACACATTTCGCATATCCACTTTTTTCACCAGAAGTTCCGCATGGCGGGTGCTTACCATCTACTTTTTTTCCTATATTTACCCACTTTTCTTTAAACCACTTATTTAAATCTTCTTGCATTATTGTAGTTTTCAATCTATAAATATAAAAAAATTGGGTTTAACCTAATAACCAATGTAGATTTTCCGTATCACCATTTTGAGTTTTCATTTCGTATGGATTTTGTTGAAAAGAATTTTGAGTATAAACTCCATCGTGTTTAGATATATGAGCAGCATTTAACATATTTTTTGTTAAGTCAATTCCCTCTTGTTTTAATCGTAATGCTGTGTTTCTTACCCACAGTCCAATTGCTAATGCCATCGTAAGGTCATCATTGTAACCCTTCATAGCTTCTGCTCTACCACCATTCCAAATGAATGTGAATAGCTCATCTATGAGTCTTACTGAACGAATTAGAATGTCTTTATTTTGTATGTATGAATCCAATGAAGATATAATTAATGGTCTGGTCTTTGATGTGGTAGAAAATCCAGCTACAAGTTGACGTTCATCTCTATAATGTTTATTAGTCATTTGGCGTTCAACATCTATATATTTAAGGTCATTACTCATATAGAATAGATTACCATACCCTCTGTCTATAATTTGCTGTATTGATGCCCAACCAACATTTGAATTTTCCACAACAAGTAATGCGTTATTATATTCTGTTGATAATGCTACAAGAAAGTTTCCAAAATCTTTTGTTTCAATTTTTCCTTTGTATTCTGCTACTTGTGAACTATCTTCAATATCAATTACCTGTGCTGTTGAATAATCCGAACCATCGCCACGTGCAACGTCCGCTACAACCATATATTGGCGATTGTAATTTGGATGTTCCCATACCCATAAGTTTCCATCAAACCCACGTTTTTCAACCGGGTCCATTACATAGGTATCTTTATACCACAATAATAATTGTGGGTCTATTACGGTATCACCTGAACTCACAAAATCACAATCACATTCTTGCGCTGCACCTTTTATTCCTAAAATTCTACTTTGTTCATCTCTCCATTCTTGATTTCTTTCTGGATGAATAGTCCAATGTAATTTAATATTGTGAAAACCATTTGCTCCACTTTCACCATCAACCCACATTTTATGAAACCAATTACCCACACCATTTGGAGTTGATAATACGATTGCCGCACCACCCGTAGATAGTGTTGATTGTGCTGATAGCCAGATTTCATCAATATCTCTAATGAATGCGGCTTCATCCACAACCAATAGTGATAGTGCCTCCGAACGTCCGGCATCAGGTGAAGATGCGATTGCTTTACATTGTGAACCATTCTTTAATTTGAGTGATAATTTGTTATCTTCAACTGAACTATTACCTCCATCTCTTAACCATATAGGAAGAAGGTCATGCATTACTCTTACTTTCTCAACCAAGTTCTTTGCTACCGTTACTTTTGTTGCAATAACGAGTGCATTGTAATCCTGATTGAATAACATTTTCCAAAGAATATATCCTGCGGAAAGTGTTGAAAGACCAAGTTGACGTGATTTAAGAATAATATTAAAACGATTATCTTTAAAATCGGTTAGACATTGTTCTTGGAATGGGTATAGGTGAAATGGTATTTTACCACGAGTCGGGTGTTGAATGATGCAGTATTTTTTCATAAAGTAAATAGGGTCTTGGCCGCATTTACGATATTCATCTGCTATAATTTCTTTTAGTGTCTTTTTTGGTTGTCCTTGTACTGACATAATTTTATTTTAGTATAAATGCAACTACTCCCAATACTGCAATCAATCCATAATTTGACCAACGTAATAATTTACTTTTAGTTTTTTCGTTTTTCAAATTAATTTCTATTTTATTAGTATATGTTTGAAGTGTACTAAATTTATCACGTTCATATCCTATAATATTATTAAAGTTTACTTCTTTTTGAATATGAACGCCAATAATAGAATCCTGAATATAAGTTTTTTTAATTGTAGAATCTAATTGCTGTTCGGTTAGTTTAAGTAAAGCCTTGGCTGAATCCCCGATTAATAGGTCTTTAGCAATCATTTTAACTACCGGTATTGGAAAACATTTAATTGTGGGGGTAGTATCGGTTTGTGAAAAAGCTGTCAAGCTGATTATTATCATAATGGTCGACATTAGTAATCTTTTCATGATATATTTCTTTTATTATTGTTTTTTCGTTTTTGATTCTTTCTATACTTTTATTAATTTCAGATATTTCATTTGTATACTTAATTAACGTACTATCTAATATTTTATTTGCTTTTTGTAATGAATCTATATTATGATTTAATGAATCAATTTTTTTGTAAGTTTCTTCGGCAAGTTTTGAAGATGGTGTTAATACAAATATTATCCAATATGCCATAAATAAAACAAAGGCAGTAATTATTATTGTTTTTACTGTTTTCATATTATCTTATTATTTCAGGATGTCCTAATTCTTTTAATTTTTTTTCTAATCGAGTTTTTCGGCTTTTAAGTTTTTTTAGTGCACTTATAACATCATCAATATCGGTTTGAATATCTCCTTTTACTTTTTCAATATCAATATCCCATACCCATTCCGATATACTTCCGTTTTCATTTACTTGTTCGTATGTACCCCGTATATCATTGAGTGCGGTTTCATATTGTTGTTGTAACTCCGTACCAAATCCTATTTTGTTACAAGTTAATTTGTAATCTTCATAAAACGGCCAGGTACCATCTTCTCGTAGAGCTTGTTCATAGTTTCTAAGACAAGATATACACATACCCGTCTTTGCTATGGCCTTTTTATCAGCATGTATATATTCATTTGTTTTACAATCTGCAGAAGAACAGGTTGTTACTTTTTTAAGATAATCACGTATTTCATCAAATTTTGTAACTGATATTTTATAACCTTCTTTTTGTTCCCAAGTCTTTCCATCTTTATCAGTCCAAATATCTCCTTCATTTTTCTTTTCTTCTACCTCACCCGCATATCCAAATAAAGATTTATTATTATCAGTTCTACCAAATACAGTATCAATTATTTTTTGACGTGATTTGTGAATTCCTTTTGCTTTTTGGTCAAAGCTTGTTCTTTTTGCCATACTATTATTTTTATAACTGTTTTAAATATATATTACATTTTATATCATTCCACAATTTATAATATGTAGGTGTTGATATGTTTAATTCTGCTATTATTTTTTTAATTGGGATTTTTTTGTTTTTTAATTCTATTATTTTTTCCTTTTGTTCTTTATGTTTTTTATCCCAATATGGCTTACGAGCTTCAACTGATTTTTTTCCAAGCAATTCCTTATCTACATTTTGCATTGCTTCTTTTGTTTTTTCTGATATTTTTTTTCGTTGTTCTATTGTTACTATTTTACCCTTATTTGAATTTGAAATTTTTTGTTTTGTTGTTTCCGAATGTTTATACCCATTAAGTGTTCTGGCTGCATTGCCTATTTTTGCTCTTCTTATTTTTTCTTCTTTTGATAAATTTTTATTATAGTCTATTAAAAATTTTGAGTTTTTTCCTTTACTTAAAATCATTTTTTCTAAACCAGTTGGTGTATATATCTCTTCCCAACTTTTGCCGATTTTTAATTTATTTTTTATAACAGCAAATTCATTATACCCTCCGGTTCCACCTTCTATCATATTGTATCCTGAATTTATTGAATCATATTCATTTATATAATGAATTTCTAATTCATTTAATTCTTGTTTAGATGTGGCTGATTTTAGAATATCCCAATCAAAATTTTCAAAACCATATGAAATTAATGCTTTATGAAATTTACTTTTTGATTTTTTAGCAACCTTATGGTGTTGTGTGATTCTTTTATCTAAAGATTTTATAGTTTGCCCTATATAAACCTTTCCTGTTTTTTTATTTGTACACTTATAGATTATCATATTAATAAATATGAAAATTTATAAAAATTAACAGGTTATTTTACCAAAATATGTTTATAATTTTATTTAGAGGTGCAAAAGTTCCGGTCAACTTGTAAGTCTTTCCACCATAAAAGAATACTAAACCTTCGGATGCTACTATCTTATCCACTCCGCCTAAATTATTTAATCTTTCTAATTCTGATTTTAATTTTTGTATTTGAGCAGGGCTCCCAGCTTTACGAACTTGATCTGCTGTTGATTTTAATCTATCCTTCATATTACGAATAGCCTTATCAGGGTGTACAGTTAGTACCGAACTTACAAATGAAAGTACATCTGCACCAACTCCTAAAAAGATTTCTTCAAATGGACGCATATTATCTTTTTGTTGTTTCTGAACATTTACTTTATCATTTTGAATTGCCCATTTTTGTAATTCAGGGTTTGATATAGTATTTAATCTAAAAGATTTATCTCCGAATGCCCATCTTCTTATAAGTGCATCTTTTGTAATTTTGTCAACTTTTGCAGGTGCTTTTTTATTTATAAAATTTTCCCACCAAAGCTGATGATATACTGCCATAGTATCGGAATCATTACAACCAAATTCGTTTTGTAGTTTTGAAAGTTTTGAAAGATACCCACCCTTTAATGAACTTAAATCCTCATTTTTTGGAATTGAAGTTATTGGGGGGCCTTGAATTGTATATTTACTTTGTACATCTGCGTTTACTTGTTTTATCATTCCTGCTAATGTTCTAGCTGCGGATTGGTCAGCTCCTATTGCCGTTCCCTTTTCATCGTAACAAGTTGTATTATGAAATATTAATAGAGCTTGTCCATAAGGAATTACATTTACAGAAGTTGGCCAGATTACTTCTATATTCATAAAGCATTTACCTTCATTGAATATTTTATCACGTTGACCCTTTGATAAACCACTTATTGCTGCGTTAAGGTCTTGCATTGCGTAATTATATGCATCAGTAAGTCCACCACGTCCCTGAAATTTAGATGCTACATCATTTATCCCCATTGCGTTTGCTCCTGCGTTTTCCAAATGCCCTTTATTACGTGCTGCAATTAATCTTCCTTTTTTCCAACTTATTGCTAATGCCTGTCCATCGGTTTTTTCTCTTACTACACCCAAATTACCATCTAATGCCCTTGTAATAATATCTTTAAGTTGTCCAAATGTTAAATCCATATCATCAAATGGATGTGACATATGTCCATATGCGCCACCTTCTAATAGTAATTGATTCCATTCTTGAATATTCTCTTTTATTACTGATGGTTTATCGTATTTGAAAACATCAACTTGCGTTCCAATATCAGGTGGTGGTTGATATGCAGCTGGTCTGGAATTGAATGGGTACATTTCCCATTTTACTTTTTTATCTTCTGCGTACTCTTTTGGTTTTGAGGGGTGCATCCATCTTTTACCTGGTCCGTTTTCTTCCGTTGGATTATTTGTTGGTAGAACTTTTCCTTCACCCTTTTCTTTAAATGACTCCGAAGTATGTCCATAAACTTCAAATCCAATTATATCGGCTAATGCTTTTCCACACATATCCCATTCTTCCCATTTTTTCAGATATGGTGAACGAAATGATTGGTCTTCACCAAATGATAATGCTACAAAATTGCCTTCTTTTAAGTATGTTTCAATATTATCATCAATCCATTTATCTAAAAGTGATACTTCATTAACCTTTCGGAATGTTGTTGCTTGTTTACCATTTATAGTTGGCATACCGTGTGGGTCTTCACCTATATCTTTTATTTTTACACGTTTGTTTTTGAATTTGCCCATTAAAACTACATCACCTGGATTTACATTAACATTTATATCCTCTTTGTTTATTTCAATTGCTGAAAGTTGCTTCTTTGCCGATACTAATGAATCATGTGTTCCTAATCTCTTTCCACCTTTTTTTGGATAAACCACATATTTACTTCCTACTTTTTTTATAGTTTCAAACAGAGTAATACCAATTTCATCTTCAACCCATTCAATATCGGTTATATCCAAATCAAGTAGATTTTTTACAATTTCTTTTGATTTTGCGTATTTATTTCCGGTAACTAAATTTGCTATTTTTTGTTTCAATTTAGCATCGCCATCTCTCCAATGTTGAAATATATTTTTGAAATGAATATCACCTTTACCCATCTCAGAAATTATTTTTGCTTTTTCAGGGTTTTTATTAAATACAGTCTTTGGGCCTGATTGACGGGGTACATTTTTAGTTATATATTGAACATATATCTGATTCTCATCTTCATCTCCTAATATTTTATCAGCTTCAGGAAATTCTAATTGAATATATCCTCCGTTATGAAACCAATAATCCGATTTGTTTACACCATCATCTGCTCCAAGTACTCTTTGTGCGCCCTTTGGAAGCCATGCACCATTCGGTTGGTCATCGCCATCTGTAGACATGTAGCTTGTTTCATCTAATAAAATTTTACCTTCGGAATATATTTCTTTATTTATTTTGCCATAATCACGAAGTAGTATTCCTGCTACTGAATTTGCCTGATTTTCTATTGGTGAACCAGTAGTACCTGCTGTATTACTATTTTTTATTAACCCCAATTCATCTTGCTTACGATGTACCAATTCATGTCCAATGGTACGACATATATCAGCTGTCATACGATTTGGTATAACAACAACTATATCTTTTGTATCTGGACTATATCCACCTAATGTAGAATTTTGTTTTGAATAATCTTGTCCAAGTATGAGTTTAATTTTTGGTTTATCTTTGAGTTTTAATTTCTTAGTAGCATATCCTACAAAGTCTGCAATATTTTGAACTTTTGATTTAGATATTGCTGATTCATCTATTGTTTTAGCTAAACTTTTTAGATTAGTATCACCACTTTCTTTTTGATATGTTTCTACCGCTCTTAACATTTGTTCATCACTAAGGGTCTTATCCATCATTATTTGGATAGTCTTTTTAAGAAGTGTATCTACAAATTTTTCATGTGATTGTCCTTCTTGTTCATCATCACCTTCTAATAAATGTCCGATTGCACCCATTGCCGCTGTTGCTCCGGCGGCATGATGTCCACCAAGTCCCATTGCTTCAAATGCAGAATGTTTTGCTATGTCTTTGGCCACATGAGTACCAAACCCCGCAGCACCATGACCAATTATTGATGTAATACCATGTGCGGCACCATGTACTATTCCGGCTGCACCATGTGTAACCATACCACCTATTGCTCCACCAATAGCACCGGCACCTACCATTGAAAGTGCTAATAATCCAACATCCTTTGCGGTATGTTTTAGTGCGTGTCTTTGTTTGTGGTCTTCATGTTCTGATTTTTTCTTTAACGATTGTTGTTCGGGTGTTAAATCAGATTTATCTTTCCATACAGTTTTATTTTTACCCGTTTTAGTATCTAGTTCTTCACTTTTGATTTTAAAATCCGTATGGTGTACCCATTTGCCATCTGTTCCTTTTATGCTACCTACTTTTCCGCCTGATGCAAGTGTTTTTATAGCTGCTCCGGTTCCGGCTAACATTTCTTTTTTCTCATTACCCCACTTCTTTGCACCTTCCCACATTTTGTTACCCATTTTAGATAACCAGTTTTGTGAGTTTTTCTTCATCTCCTGTCTTTCCGGCGAATTAGTATCATTCATTTCTTTACCGGCTTTTACATCTTCCGGTGAAACCTCTTTCATTTTTGAATCCAATTCCATTTTGGATTTTTCTTGATGTTTTTCTTCAGGAGATTTTTCAGCATCAGATTTTAGTTCTGCACCACTTAGTTTAATAGGAGCTGGCCCTTTTGGCTCAGTAGCTTTTGGGTTTTCGGCTGGTATTTCTTTTGCTCCCTTTTTAGAATCTTTTTCACCTTTTTCTTTTGGCTTTTCAGCTTTCGGTTCTTCTTTTCCGGTTAATTTTTTTGCTTGTATATGTGCAGGGTGGTCTTTTGATAATCTTAATGCATTTCGGACTGTAATCTTTTTTTCACTACCATCCGTTGCTTTATAAGATATTTCTTTATCCATTACAGTATTTGGAGCTTCTTCCTCAAATAATATTTTGTGAATTATTTCAGATATTGGATCATATACATAATCCTTATTAGTTTTAGTATTATCTTTTTTATGAATTTTTTTACTTAACTTTGCTACATCTTTTGGTTGTGGAGCTCCATTAATATATCCACCGGGTGAAACTAATCCCGTAAATACTCCACCTGGAAATCCATCTTCGGTTACACCATCCTTCTCATCATCTTTTTTATGTGATAGTGGATTCGGTCCGAAATCAACTGCCATACCTGCTCCCTGAAGTGGTCCGGCTTCATTTAGTTTACCTATTTTAGTAGTAATCATTTTGAATATATCTTTATCCATTTTAGGATATGCTTTTAAAAAGAATTTCTTTTTTGTTTCCGCATTACCACTACCAAGCCCTTTACGAACATCGGTTCCAGATATTGGGTTTGGTTCAGCTGGTACCGCATATACATAACCTATTTCATCGTACCCATATCCTGGCTTGCCTTTGTATGGTTTAAAATATTTTCCATGAAGTCGTGTTGCGTCTTTTTCTCCAACTGCTGCAATATATTGAGTAGTTTTACCATCAAATTTTTTAAGTATTTCAATTGGCTGATATGGGTTTTGGATTTGAACGAATCGGTTAGAAGGAATACCAAACATTGTGGTAGCTACCTGCTTCTTTTCTTTAAAGTTAAAAGGAGATTTGGGGCCGCTTGTATCGTTTGAAGTTCCAATATATACATTATCTTTACCAAATTTTGATACCAATTTTTGATAAGATGCATAGTGTCCTCTATGAAATGGTTGAAATCTACCAGAATAAATTACAATTATCTTTTTTACAGTTGGTTTATCTACCTCATTTATTAAATTCATACATATAAATATTTCTTAAATAAATATTCAGTTTAAAGTATAAAAAACAGAAGTGCTGTCAGTTAGGAGTTTTTACTTTTTATTTTTAACTTTTCTTAGCTTTAGTGCTGTCAGTGCTGATCTTTTTACACAACATACAAAAAATTATTGATTTTACCAAATATTTCCATCTAATAATATTTTTTTGTAATAATCAATATTCAGATTAGTATCTCTGGTTTCTCCTATACCACCTTTATCACTTATATCAAATGCAAATTTTTCACAAAGTATGGTGGTAGGAGGATTGTAATGAAAATATGCATTAATATAACTTTCATCATTAACAACTGGCTCATAAGGTATTTTTTTATCTTCTATTTGCCATTCTTTAAGGGTTTTACAAAAATCTATAACTGTATCACATTTACCACCAAAGAATGCTCCATAATGATATGTGTATGGTAGAGGACTATCTATTGGTACATAAGCTTTAGATTTCACAAACCGGTCAAACCCTGCACCGTTTGCTAACCAAGTACGATTACCATAGTGTTCACCACCTACTAAATCACCTATAAACCATTCTTCTGTAAAGTCTTTAGTTATATTTGTATCAGCATCAAAATAGTATAGGTAATCAATATCTTCTTCTTTCAATGATAATATACTATTAAATTTATCATTAGTACCTTCTACCCAATTATTATGTATTGTGTGGTAGTATTTTACATTTATGTTATCTGATAAATAATCGGAAGGATTGGTATCTGAAAAGAAATAAAAAGTTATTTCAGAATTACCCTTATAATGATGCATAAATTTTTTTATGAATCGTATTCCTAAAACAAAGTATGCATTAGTTGCTAGTATTGTAATTCCTATTTTAGACATGATACCTCTATTGTTTTTATAATCTCTTGAGTATATTTGTATGAACAATAAGCTGCATCAAAATTGTTTATATTAATATTATATGGTTGTTTATTCATATAATTTGATTTATAAAAATAACCAATTGAATCGTTTGTTACGCCTGCGTTATGAAATATATTACATTTATCCCACATATCGACTGTATCGGTAGCCCAACAAAAGTTTAATTCTGAAACAACTTTTGTTTCATGTCCAAATAACCAAGCATTCCAAAGTACAGCCCACATATCAGCACACCATATTTGTAGTTCATGATAGAATGGTATTTGTTGTTTTATACGATTATTTTTATCAGTTATTTGTTTGAATAATTCTTCACTATCTCTTTCAACTTTTTCCCAATATTCCGATGTTAAATTTTTCATTATATATTGTGCGCCACCTGAAGCTTCATTATATCTTTTTGGTAATTCTTCATCTATACCGACTATGCGACACATTTCTTCATAAACTCCATAATCTTTTGATTTTATATAATCGTAATTGATATATGAATTTGTATCACTTAAATACCAAATAGTATCATTTAGTAATTCAGAAAAATCAATCGGTTTAGTAAATACCACATCACAATCGTGATAAAAAAATACTTCATTTGATAATTCTGGATATTTTAGAAAATGTTGTTTTAGTATATTAGGCCGTACTGATGATATGTAATGAATTGGTAGTTGTCTTATATCTTCGTATTCAAAAAAACGTACATCGGAATATCTTTCATATAACCTCTTCCAATCTTTTATGTTTTCTTCTGAATTTGTTAAATCATTTGGATTCCACGCGACAAGTATATTAATATCGTTTGGATTTATGCCATTACGAATAAAATTATTTATCATTACTTCGACTTGCCAAGCATAGTAAATAAGGCGTGGTTGAACGCAAATATATTGTAACTTTTTCATTATTTTATTATGTGTTGAAGCTATAGATTATTATATCAATATTAGGATTTCCTGAAACAGGTGTAGTAACCGTATACGTTTTTGTAGAATTCAATGCGGCCGGAATAAATCTACCAGTTGTTGTAGGTGTACCACTAATAACTGGGTTCATTGTACAAGTAGTATTAAAAGTTAAATAATGAGTTACAAGATCGGGATTATTAAAGTTTAAAGTTAAAGTATAAGTCTGATTTAACCCCGGAATAGAACCTGTTCCCGCTGAAATATTGGCCGGGTAATCATATTCTACACCTGGGTAACCACTCGTTCTATCATAAAATTTTATTGATGTTGGTGATAGATATGATGCATTACTATAATTAACAGCGTCGCCACTACCAATGCCTATACCATGTTGCTGACCAATAGAATATATTCCACCTGGACCTGTTGGGTATATCCAACTTGGAGAAGAACCATTTACAAGAACAGAAGTCAATCTCAATCCAGAATATGGTGTCCAGTTTCTAACGTATAATCTACCAGCATATGAAGGAGCTACAGTAGTCGTTGTACTTGTAGTGCTAGTAGTTGTAGTTGTCGTTGTCGTGGTTGTAGTAGTAGTTGTTACCGGTGCATTAATTCTATTAATAGTTAATGTTTTACTCAACGGACCACACACAATTGTATAAGTTAATCTATTAGTATATCTTGCAGGATCATTAACTGAACCTGTGAAATTATCCCAAGTTAAAGTTCCTACAAAACCAGCTCCTTGCGGATGTATATTAGTAAGTTTTCCAGGATAAATGGTTGTATCTGGTGATGGTGCACCTGGAGGGTTTAAGAATGTGTTATATTGGTCATAAGCGCCAGCAGTATTATCATTTGATGTACTTATGAATATAATATCATCTGTTAAGAATTGTTTTTCATAATAAATATCTATCGTTGGCGGTGTTATTGTTGGTGAATATATTGTATTAAAAGATAAACTACTTGCAGATACAATTAATCGTTGAGGTAAATCATTTCCACCCAAAAATTGTACTTGTTTATAAATTTTTATAGGTACATAATTATAATTAATATCAAAAAAATCAAATCTAAAATCAAATGATTCACTTACAACTTGAATGGGTGGTTTTGTTATAAATTGATATTGATTTGGTGAAAATGCCGTTTGATGTGATGGTTGTATACTAATATCTTTTAACTTCCATTTACCATTTCTAACTATAAAAGAAACACTACCGGTACCATCATTATCCGGATAAAAGTTTATAGTTTGTTCTGAATATTTTTTATAAGTACTATCAGTTAGCGTACCTATTTTTTTACCATATCCTATATTTGGATTAGTATCATTGAAACACGATCCTGTTAAATATATATCCAAATATCCTATTGGATTTGTTATACTTTCAAACGTAGGTGTAAATCGTAATGAATACTCTGTAGCTTTTTCAAATGTAAGATTTTTATTATAATAAAATCTAAATAATCCATTTGAACCAGTAATATCAGTATCAGGTACTAAAGTTACGTCATTAGCATTTAAATCCATTGTTGAAGTACCCGTTGTAGCTAAAGTATCAATAACCCATCTTTGCTGATCAGGATTGTTCGAATCTGTCAAAAGCTCTGTATCAAATATTCCTGTTTTTTTATTTAATGTATTTAGATAATATGGTTCTTGTAAAAGTTCATTATTTTCCAAAACTATATCTTCAAGTGGACGATATCCTTGTAAATCACTTTTACTATCTGCTAAAACTTTTATTCGGTAAACATCTCCGCTAAAAGTTTCCATATCCGTAATTTTAATATTCGCATATGATGATGATATTCCCGTATCGGCCCAAATGAATGTATCATATGATGCAGTGAATGAACCATATTCAAAATCTTGTATTAAATTCTGCCCTTTACTGAAATAGAATCTGAAGGGTTTACTAAATACTGTATTTGTCAACTGCTGCGGTACTACAAATGGCGTTAAAGTATGAATCTTATATTGTGATAGCCATTCAGTTATGGTTGAATTAAATGTAGTATAATATGTGTAAGTTGTAGTATCAGGTGGTGGCGGTTGATACAGCTCGGTGGGTGATTGCTGTCCTTCTCTTACATAAAATCTCTGCCCATTGGATCCCGAAATTCCGGCCACATTTATTTCTAAACCTACTAAAGCTGCTGGTATAATTGTTGCAGGTGAATCCGGTAAATGTACACCATTAGTAAAACTAGCCGATGCAGGGTTTATAGATTCCAATTCATATATTACACTTTGGCCGGTATATACTGTACCTGCAACAGGAGATATTGCTCTACCTCTTATTGAACCAGAAACTTTAATTGTTGTTTTAGTTCTTTCAAAAATTGGTAACCCTAATTCAGTAATGTTTACTTTTGGACGTTTATAAAATCTTATAGGCGTTATATTGGCCATTTCCGGATGTGCATTTACAACTTTTTGCCATTTCATATTAGGCCTGCCCTTCCATTCTTCTGGTATAGTATATTTTTTACCATCAATTTCATATTCAGCCAATTCGGCCAATATAGTTATTGTTGCAGGGCCAAAAGCAGTATCTTCGTATATATAAACTGCTACAGGTTTTGAATTACCTTCATAGTATTCTTTTGGAGTACCTTCACCCGGTTCATTATAAATTATATCTCCTTTTGCATCTTTTATTTCAATCCATATTCTACTTCCTGGTGCCAATTCATAAGTACCTTGAATAAGAAAAGCATTTTTACCACCAGTAAAAGTATCGCCTAATTGTGATATTTTCAAATACCTACTATTTACATCGGTATCAATTATATATGTAGCTACCCTATCTAAATTTTGAGGAAATAAACTTTTCTTAATAATTGCCATTAAATATAGTCGTTTTCTATAAATATCTTCAAAAAAATAAACTATCCAATATTTATATGTATATAGAAAACTAAAATAAACTAAAGAGTTATGAAATATTCAATGTTACAAATAAAAAAAGAAACACACATACTTTTGAAAAAATATTGTGAAGAGCATGGGTTTAAAATGGGTTCTCTTGTTGAAAATCTAATTAAAAAGCATATTAATACAACTAAACCAATAACTGGTAAAGTGACTAAAATTGATATTAAAAATCAATCTTACTAAATCCATCTATTTTCTTAATTTCAATAAGTCCATCAACAATATCACGCATTTGTTCCAAGTGAGAAATAACCCAAATAAAATCAAATTGAGTTTTAAGATATTGCATCATCATAAAGAGAGATGAAAGATTATCAGAGTCCAATGTACCAAACCCTTCATCAATGACAAGGAAGTTTGGACGAGGTAGATTACATATATTAATCAATGCAACTCGGATAGCAAGTCCACTTACAAACTTTTCCATACCACTACACATTTCCAATGGCCATTCTTGGTCATCATAAACAATCTTTGCATTAATAGATTTACCATCAACTTCCATTACACATCCAAAATCTACAACCTGTGCAAGAATATTATTTACTTCGGTTTCAATTACGGGTAGTGCTTTAGAAATTAGTTCGTAGGGAATACCATCACGCTTAACCGCATCTATATAATAGGTGTATAGGCGTCCTTTTTCCTCCAAGTCCTTAACTTCCATCATCTTATTCTTAATACCCTCTATAAACGACTCCAGAGAACCAATAGAACCATTGAGTGTGGTTATACTCTTACCTAATTCTTTTATATTTGTATCTATTCCGGCTTTAGTAGTTTCTAGTCCCTGAATATCCGATTGTATTTGTTTATTACGTTTAATAGTATCTTCATTATCGTTATACTTTTTAATATCCGCTTTAACACCTTCTAATTGAGTTGAGTATAATTCTTCTTTTGTATGTAATCCTTTTAATTCAACATCAGCTTTTTCTTTAATAATAATTGCTTTTTGATATTTGGATTTTAATTCTACTAACTCATCCCACTGGTCTTCAACATCTGCGATATAACTTGCTTGTTGAATTAGAGATTGATGTTTATTACCCAATTCATCTAATTCTGTTTCTTGTTTTTCAACTAATTCTTTTGTAGCGATAGCATCTTTTACAAATACATTATTCATACAAAAGTTACAATTTGGGTCGTACTCATGTTCTTCTAAGTGTGAAAGTTTTTCTCTATTTGAATTTATTGATTGTTCTAATAATTCAATCTGATGTTCGGTATCACTTATATTACGCTTATATTCATCCCATTCAATTTTTGCTACTTCAATGGATTTATTATTTATAGTTTTCTTTTCTTCTATGGATTGTGATATTTCCGATAAAAGATTATTATATTCCCCAATTTTATTTACCTTATTTGCTTTTTCAATTTGTATATTTAGAGTGTTACCTTCAATATCGGTTTTTGTTTTTTCTAACTTACCCAAATCTAATGTAGAATCAATTGGTGCCAATTCTTTTGTAAGTGTAAGTATATTTTCTAATACACCATTCTTAACATCATTTGCACTATCTAATAGGGTTTGTAATTCTTTTAATTCTTTACGTTTTGATTTCAATTCAGTGCCTTTATCGGCAAGTTCAGATGTGAAATCGGTACGCTTAAAGTTTTTAACAAGAACACTAACCTCTTTAATATCTTCGGTTGCTGTTTCATATAATTTATCAAATACATTCAATCCCATAAATTGAGCAAGAAGTTCTTTCCTTTCCGATTGAGATTTATCAATGAATAGTGCATTGTTACCTTGCAAACTTAAAGCAGTTAGAATGAAATCTTCGTAAGTACCAACATATTGCTCAATAGCAGTGTTGGTATCACGTCTTTCCGTTCCATTAAGAGAAACTGCTATACCACCTTCCGTTTTCCAAAATTGTACATCAACCTTAACATTCTTACCTTTGTTAATGGTCTTTGCTTCTCTACGAATATGATAATCCATTCCATTTATTTGAAAATGTAATTCACAATAGAATGTTGTTTTACGATTGTTTAGAATATTTTGTGCTTTGAATGCCCTACTACATTTATCATAAAGACAAAATGATATAGCATCAAATAGTGAGGATTTACCTGTAGCGTTTGGTGCAAATAACCCCATCAACCCACCTACTTTTGAGAAATCAATAGTATTAGCTTCACCATAGCTGAACATATTTTCAAATGTAAACTTTATCGGTTTCCAAAATATGTTTCTTTGAATTTCATCTTGCGTTATCCGGCTATTAATATCTCTATTTATGGATTCTAACCCATTAAGGTCTTCTTCGGTTACGAAAGGCATCATTCTTGTCACATAATCATTGATAAGTGAATTTTGATAATTAATATCTGATATATCTTCAAAATCCAATTTGTTAGCACGATTGCCGGTTTTCAATTTAGAAAGAGAATCGGTACGAATGATAGTAAAATCATCTACACCATATCTCATTTTAATTTCGGTCATTACACGCTTTGTATCGGCAGTATCGGTATTGGATATACGAACACGAAGACGTGGATGTTTTGGCATATCGGTTACAATCGGTACAACACCATTATCTATATCTAATGTATAGTAACCATAATCGTTTTGAATATCAATCGCCTCATATTCCTTTGTTTCCACATCCCAAACTAAAAATCCGTGCTTATCAAGTGTTTCGCCAAAGTTCTGCTGTATGAGGGAGCCTGCATAAACTACTTTACATCCTTGAGGACTAATCATCTCCTGACGTTTATGTATATCACCTAATAGAGCCAAATCATAACCATCGAATATATCCGTTGTAAAATGTCGGCTACTAACTACATAGCCTATATCGGTTTGTGAGTTATCAACTGGTCCGTGAAATAGAGCAATTTTTGTTTTGCCAGTTAGAGTATCGGCTTTAGGCCAGTTATCTTTGTTGTCAAAAATACTGAATACAGCAAAATCAACATCACCAATAGAATGAACTTGTGTATCTTTTAAGTAAATAAAATTATCTAAATTAAGTGCTGTAACAATCGGAGTAAGTACATCTAGTCTATCCGAATTATTCATATTGCAATCGTGGTTACCTGCTATAAGAATTGTAGGACATGTTTTAGCACATTCTGTAAATAACCAAACAATCTCACTAACTAATTCTGGACTCATTTCCAATTTAGCATGAGCAATATCGCCTGCTAAATATATAATTGAATCTTTCGTATCATATTTACGTATTTCCTCAAACATCTTTTGGAATACTTTTCTATATTCTTTGTGTCGTTTTACATTACGAATATGTATGTCAGCAATGTGAAATATTCTTTTTAAGCTCATAAGTTTAATATCTTATTTAATAATAAATCCTCCGTAGAGAATTCTTTAGTTTTCTTTAGTTCTTCATAAAATGCTTCGTAACCCATTTCAGCTGCATCTTTATCTTGCATCATCATTAACTTAACATTAATACCCTGCTTCCTTAACCATTCGGAAGCCCGTAGTGCTTCGGTGACTGCATCGTTATCCAATGAAATGATTATATCGGTTACACCATTTAAAAATATCTTTTCAATTAAGTTCTTTGATGGAAATTTACCGAGTAATGGAATTGCGTTTCTACGAATTGTAATAGCATCAAATACTCCCTCACAAAGTATAATTGGTTCTTTCCAATTAATTTGTGAATCCAAACAAATAATATTTTTACTGATTGGTGGGTTTTTATATTTCATCTTTTCATCAGCGTAATATGAACGAGAAATAAAATAATTTAGAGACCCATCAGAGTTGTAAGAAGGAACTATAATACGCCTCGCGTAAATTCCGTCCTTACAATACCCAATGGAATATTTTACAATTTCTTTTAATCCAATACCTCTTTGAGTTAAGTAGTGTACAGCCTGTTTATATTCAGGATTAAATCCGTTTGGCTCTTCTGCTAATGATATAAATTCTTTTGGAAGATTTATAAATACTTTAGCATCAGAATCATCCGATTGCGGATTATAGTTTGAATCACCATAGATTTCACGAATGATTGAGATTGTTTTTTTATCAACATCCAATTTACGAAGTAGTGATGTTAATTTTTTACCGCCACTATTACAAGTCCAACAATGCCACTTTTGAGTTTCGGTATTAACCTGTAACTTTTGTTTATGATGGTGACAAAACGGGCAGTAAAAAGCCAGTTCATTTCCTCTTAATGTAGAATGTGTACCCAATACGGAGTATAGGGTAGTTACTACCTTATTTTTATCATTTATACTTAACACATATGTAATATACGAAAAATATTTGATATTTCCAAACGATTTATTCGTTAAACCAATCCTCCGGTATATGCTTATCTGCGTATTTAAACCCATATTTCTTACACCAATCGGCGTAGGTTGTTTTGGATTTTTTATTGATTTTATTACCGGAATTGGTAAATACAAAGCGAATATCTAATTCAGGATGCTGTTGCTTTACTAAAAGGTGTTTTTTTCTATCTGTTAATACAAACCTACCTTTCGTTTCAACAAATATTCCATTAGGAAGTAGAAAATCGGGGTGGTATGTGTGTTCGGACGCAGGAATAGAATATGGTACCTTTTCGGTTTCATATTCTACTTTAATTCCTTTGCTATCTATTTGATTGGATATTGTTTCTTCAAGCCCAGATTTGAACCCATTCGCACGGGCTACCCATTTGGCTGATTTTTTTGTAACTTTTTTGAACATGATATTAATTTATCTCTTAACTGTATCAGAATATTTTACATTGTTGATTTCACCGAGTCTACCAACTTTGAATTTGTCTGCAGTAAGAACTTGTTCATCAGCTTTTTGTAAGTCATCTGTGCTATAAGGAGTTTCCCGTGCACGTCCTACAGCGTAAGTGATTTTATCTACACCTAATTCTGATTTCCTTTGTGCGTATATGTCTAAAAGACTTTGTGCTTGAGCTGCCATAGTGTTATATTTTTATATAAATATTAAAAAATTAGAATTACATATCAAAACGAACCAAAAAGTTTACGGGCATATTATGCATGGATTTTATTGGTTTAGGTAATTTTGCCACCGCAACTAAATCCATATTATCATCATAAAGTCCGATTGTGGTTATCATTGGCATTAGGTAAGAGCCTGTGGGGTCTGATTTTTCGTATGCTTCCCATTGTTCAAAACCACCTGAAACTGCCGAATTTACTGAACTTATATATGCATAATCCATTAAACCATCTTGACTTAATACTTGTCTTTTACGAACATATTTTACACCTGGCTTTGTTATAACCTTTACATTACCTTCGTATGTAGTTTGGAACCATTCAGTTTCAGCTCCAGTACTAATAACTGCGGTAGGATTTGTTGAAGTATTAAATTCTTGTTCATTTACAACACAAAGATATTCATGTTCATATATTGTTTCGGTTGATTTATACTCCAAACTCCAACTAGATTGTAATACTTGCGTTGTATCTCTTGTTAAAACTATGAGTCCTTGATTATAAAAAACATTTCCTTTTTGTAATCCAGTAGGTGGGCTATCTAAAAAAGGAAGATTTTGAATATACATTAGAGAAGGTGTTGCATTAGAATCCCAGCTATACATCATAGCCGAATATTGATCTGATGGGTTTACACTATATGCTGGGTAAGTTACTACTACTTGACCTGTATTCATATCCCAAGTAGTTGATTCAACCGAACACGAATATGGTGTACCAGTATAATAATTTGTAAAGTTAAACTCACCGGTATTAAAATCTAAAAGGCTTACATCGATTATATCAAGATAATCATAACCAATATTACTAAATCCATCATCAACATATATAGTCCCATTAGCATTTAATTTAACTGATCCGGGTTTAATACCATCACCAACAAATCTTTGTGGAATTGATATGATTGTTGCACTACCACTTAAAAACCTTTCGGTTGTTAGCGGACTATCTGCATTATAAACATTTGTTTTATAACCACTCCTTATAAATACATTATCTTCTGTTCCATTATAAAATTGTGCCCTTAATTGACCATAAAGAGCATTTTGATAAAACGATAAACCATTAGCTGATGCTGTAAGTGTCGAAGTATAATCAGCTTCAAAAGCACTTAATACGGAAACATCGGTTGAACCCGAAACAAATGTCCAAGTTTTATATGCCTTAAAAGGACGAATTGAAATATCTGATTTTGGTATTCTTTTTAACATACACTTATAAATATCCTTCTAACTAAAAACCCACCAGCTTGGGTGGGTTAATATATATTGGTTATTGTTTTTAGAAATCCAACTTTACTTTTATTGCTACTTCTTTATCAAAAGTTTTTTCTATAGGTCTACTTGTTTTAGCTACTGCCAATAACTCATTTGCATCATCGTAAAGTCCAACTGTAGTTATATAAACATGCGGGTCTCTTTCAAAAGCACCCTGAACAAATTGACCAGTCGATCCTGTTACGAATGTTGGGTTATTTGAGAAATTAAATTCTCTATTGTTTGCTCTTATAAAATAATGTGAGGTAGATACGTTTTCAGTTCTACGAGCTTGAAAATCAGCACCGGTACTAATTGTTGATATTAGTAATCTACTACCAGATCCTGCGGTATTATTAAAATAAACCCCAGCAGATGATGTATTTGCTGATACTAAATTTGCTAAAGAAGATTTACTACTAATTGCTTCAGCATTTAGAATTATAACACCAAAATCCGGATAAAATAAACCATATCCTTGTCCATTAGATGAAGTATATGATGTGATAGTTGCACCTCCTGCAGTTCCTATATTCAAATCGCCTTCTACTATATTATAAATCCTACCTGCAGTCGTTACAGATTCATCTGTACCACCACTATCATCTATTAAATTATAGGTCCCCATATCTATTGAAATATTTCCCGGATCCAATCTTTCTCTATACCTTGCACGATTTACATTGATTGCGTATATTTGTTGAACATCATATGCGTTTGGTGTTGAACCACTGTATACAGTAAAATATGGATCTGTTGAACCCAACAATACATTTCTGAATTGATTATAAACAGCTTTACTAGCTACAACAGAGTTTTCATCATCTGCTATTGATGGCGAACCATATCCCCTTACATCACCAAATGCAACAGAGAATTGAACTTCTGCATCGCTTGATGAAGTGGCCTTATTATATACATCTATATAATATTTACCACTATTACTATTTATTTGATTGGTTGATGTGTAAAGTATTCCCAATGAACCAGTATCTCCACTCCAAATTCCAGTTGTTACTACTTCGGTTTTATTTGTAATCTTATCATTAGTCAAAAATCTTTTATAAATACCATTTGATATAGTATTCATATCGGAACTAATTTGTTCATTTTGACCAAGGAATTGATTTACAATTTTAACCATTTCATTGGTATCTATTGGTGTACCTGCTGTATTAGCTGCTCCTGCTAAATATTTTGAAAGGTTGCTTGCTAAAAGGGCTCCTCTATTATCTCTAATTATTGCCATTGTATATTATTATTTTGTATAGTTTACATATGTTACTGTTACTGGAATAGTTTGTGAACCACCGGTTTCATTACCATAAACAGTTATAGTTGTTCTTATGGTTGATGTGAGAGATGGATTAGGAATAAACTTAAAGCTTAAACCTTTAGCGATAGCAGCTGTTGCTGATACATCATCACCAATGAATACTGGAACAGTTCCTACATCAGAAGTTACTCCTTCGCCGATAATATCACCTGCATTTTTATTAGAAAGGATTATTGTATATCCTAAACTTCTATTACCTGCTGGCGATGTAGTAGGAGAAAGCGCAACCTCACCACTTCTTTGGTTTACTGAAATGTTTGGAACACCAAATTCTACAACCGGAATACGTGTTGTATTTTTTGGAAGAGTTACCAATTTATATTTCATTACCTGAGTTTCATCCGGATTAGCTTCCAATACAGGCATATTTTTTATTATTGTATCATAATATGCCGATCCAAGAGGATGTGCTGGTTCATAAAGAGAATAATCAATCTCATCATCTGCCAACGCAAATTGTGTAATGTTTAATCCCTGACCTGATGCTAACTTTTCTCTACCTTTTTTTGTGAGAATAGCATCGACTGTTAGTGTAGTGTTATCTAAATATCCCATAGTGTTGTATTATTATCGTTTGTTATAAATATAGATTTTATAAAAATTATTCTACTTCTAAAATTGGTTCAGAAGAATCTCTTGTCAAATTAACTCTTATAGTATTTGGATTAGTAGAGAATGTTTCAACCGGTTCTGCGCCATCTAACGTAGTACCAGCCGTATTTTTAGAACCTTTATAATAAGAATTTTGTAAACCTGTAGTTAAATCACTTGTATTTCTATGATGTGTTGGTAAATATCCATCTACGTTTATAACACTAATAATATTGTTATTTGCGGAAGGTGCTGGTGTTGCTACCGATGCGCTATCAAATGATTGTATTACTAATTTAGTTTCATAATCGTATGAAGATGTTGTGATAAATCCACCTCTCGAATCTCCCATTCCACTTGGTAATAAAACTGCATATTTATCAAAATACTTTATATTTTTTTCTACTACTAAATATGCCTGTATTCTTTCTTTTTTTAAACGATTATATTGATCGAAATAAGTTCTAATAGCTGATCCATTTTGACAATAAATTCCAAACCCAATATCAACATATGGATTTGATTGAACTAATAATTTTTCTGCATTATCATCAGCTATTCCTGTTATAGTGGGGTTTTCAAACTTAGCATCAATAATTGTTTCATAATTTTCCGATTCAGCTGATGGAGTTACATTATCATTTGCATTTATTAATCCATCATATTGTTCGTTTTCAGCTTCCACCGGCCAATCAAAAGTTATTGTACTTTCGTATTGATTATTTTCAGCTTCTACTGGCCACTCCAACGTAATTGTACTTTCGTATTGATCATTTTCACCCAAAGTAACTACAGTTGATGATACATTTCCTTCATAGTAATTGTTTGAACCGGTTGGTTTTTCGTATTGATATTTACTTCTCTCTAAAAAATGTGGTTCAATTAATAATCCGGTTGTTACTCTTACTCTAGCTGGTAACATTTTCTTAAGATCATCAAACATTGCCCTCTCATACATTCTGACAAGGTCAATATATTCGTAAATGTTTCTATTCTTTATTCTATCAAAATAATAATTTCTTAAACCACCTAACTTATTATATGTTGGTTTATATCTGTCCGATGGGTCACCAATAAATTCATTAAGTGATTCTGCGCCCATTGATTTTGCTATATCAAAGTTTAATTCCTTTGTAGGTGAGAAGAATAATCCTACACGATTGGAATCAAGAGGGCCCGTTTGAATTGCTTTTTTGGTTGCCCTATGCCTTGGTGATAAATCGGAAATTAGTGATTGTTCTTCAAATCTTACTTTGTTACTTGAATATCTTGAAACGCCAATATCAGGCATTTCAATTAAAGAGTTTCTATCTATTGCTTCAAATTGATACGGCCAGACTGTTGGGATTGGGTTATTAAATGTTGTTCCGTTTGTAGTTATAAGAGGAACACCAGTCCGGCCGGTAGTAATACCGGTTGATGTATTATTATCTTCATAATAATTTCTACTATTAGTTCCTAAACTTATAATAGGCGCAACATTTATAAAACGTGTGACCCCACCACCTAACATTTGTTTTGGATATTCAAAATCAAGTCTAACATCTAAATCGGTAATTGATGCCGAAATATGATTACCATTTATCATTTCTGGATAAAAAACATGATCACGAAATACACTACTACTTAGATGTGTATTCCACATCCTAAATTCATCTACACTTCCACTAAACCCAACATTATCATATCCTATAAATAATGTAGTTGGAACCCCGGCCGATCCTGAGATTGATTCATAAAATATTACTCGATCTCCTTCGGTTTGCATCGTAGTTAATTCTGTTTGAGAACCATTATCTGAAATACATACACCTGTAAACTTACCATTAAAAAGTGGTAATAATGATGTTTCTAAAGAACCATATTTTAATTTACCATATTGGTCTCCAGTGGAACCACTTATTATTAAATGTTGTCCGCCTGATGTTTTGAATATCAAATATGCATTATTTTGTGCATATGCCGGTTTAAAAAATATTTCAATAGCTTTTGTTGCACTATTTCCTATACCAATTTTTGAACTACCATTTAACGTAACAGCATAACTACAATTATCTATAAGAACTTTATTCTTAAATTCATCAGTTGCTTCAGGCCCCCCGAATTCCATTACTGAAAGATTACATGAAGGAACCCCATAACATGCCATAAGAGCATAAATACCTTTACGTGTACCTTTATGTTTTAGTAGATATGGTAAGTTGTTTATTATACGTCTCCATACTTCATTTGAACGTTTTTTTGAAGATGTTACCTCTTTTGTATTACCATTTTCATCTTCTCCAAATGCATAATCCCAAAGTTTGGAGTCTGCACCAAGCGGAATTGCATCCCAACTAAATCCCTTTAACCAATCGTATAGTAGTTTATCAGCAACACCGGCCTCACTCTTATAACCCAATCCCCTACTACGTTCAATTGCTTTTGTATAATAGTAGATATTATCAAAATGATGTCCTACCATTGAGAAGAATAATAAGAAGTTTTCATTCTCAGGGTTTACTCTGATATATTGTGGTATGTTATTGATTAACCAATTTTGGTTTTCTAAATCATATTTTTCAGCCAATCCAACTACTCTATCATACCAATTAATAACTTTACTATTTGTTGAAGGTAGTCTAACAGAACTACTAAAAGGCCATGTCATTGACTCACTACCAGTAGAGGACCATATTGAGGATGATGTATAAAGGAATGTTTCAAACCCGTCAAACCCCTGTATTAATGATGATTTTTTGGCTTTTTGTCTTTCTATTTCTTGTTGTCCGGCCAAAGATGCTGTTTGTGCACCAAAAGAAGCGCTTACTAAAAGTGTTTCATAATTCTCTATTAATTGTACCTTATAGATAAAGTTATTAACACGTTCTCCGGCCGAACTAAAATGTACAAAATTATCCCAAAGATATTCCGTAGTACCACTTACGATTTCTCCGGTTGCATATTCTATATTTAGCGTTGCGGTGTCTAAATTTGATTGACTTAGATATGTTTGTATGAGATTAGTGGAACTTGAAGAACTTAATATAAGATTATCAAGAGATTCATAATCGGTACCTTTACCCATTACATAATCAATATCTATATCAAAATTAGGGCCCTTTATTGGAGGACATTCAAGTAAAGCTTGCTCATTTAGAATAATTGTTTCAACAAGCGGATTAGTCATTAACTTACTAACCCATATAGTTTGATTAGGTTGTACTCCCTCAGGTAGTGGCGTATAAAGTTTAAGAATTACTGATTTAACTTCTTTAGTTACAATTTCGTTATCAAACTCATCGGTTCCTTTTTCTGAAAGAGTCCAGTTATCATTTTCCCAAGAAGAAATTAGTACATGTTCATCGTTACCAAAATTAACTAAGTGTGTAAGATTTTTACTTTCCTTTTCTGGCTCTTGAAATCCTATTTTTTCAATGAAAGCATCGTAGATAGATTTGCGAATAATATCTTCATCTAACTTTACCAATGGATAAATGATTTGAGTAGAAATCTCATAATCATTACCTATTAATTCTACAGCTCCACCTCTATTATATGGTTTGAATATAAGGGTAACATTATCATTACCATTCCATTGTGAGAATTTAACTGCTAAATCCCTTATATTAATTTTGAATGAACCTTTTGGGGTTAAACTTTTATAAAGAGATACTTTTGTTTTATCTTTTAAAATCAAATCCACATCAACACTTGTTGCTGCAAATGTTTCATATTCTACATCCCACTCAATATTACCATCGGAAAATGACGGTATATCTATTGTTTGAGGGTGTAGTATACCAACAACGGATGGGAAATCGTTTACTGCTTTGAAATTTAAAGTAACTTCATATCGTTCACCCGTACCATACTCATTGCTTTCAGGTACTAATATAATTCGTTTTGTGCCATACACCCCATTGAAATCCTTTTTAAAAGATAGTTCTACAAATCCCTTTGCAGGCTCTACTTTTATTATCTTATCAGTTGTAAGATATACATTAACTACGTCGGCATTTGTAGATCCAAACATCAGATTGAATATACCATCTGTATCTGAATCTTTTATTTCTTTTTCAAATTGAAGACCACCTAATGCTAATTCCGGCTTTGGATAAGTTATTACCTTTTCAAATTCAATATGAATATGAATATGTGATAATAATTCTTTTGCTGTAGCTGTAAATTCTAATCCAACCTCTTTCCAATTTTCCGTAGTTTTATCGGTTGGAATTATTGGTAGTCTTCTATTATTGGCATCTCTTATGTTTTTAGCAGTAATAGAGTCGCTTTTAATTGTAAGGCCATGAACCAATGATAACCCATCATCATTTACTATGATATTACTTTTTTTAGCAATAGTACCGATTCCTTCAAATACATCGTTTTCAAAATTCAAACCAGAAAGTAGATTTTTTGTTTTTGAAGGCCTTCTGTTGGGTGAATTTGTTGAATATCTTATAAAATTTACATGATAATCATCACCAATATCACCGGAAATTTTAAAGTGCACTTCTGCATCTTTTGCATTAAGAGATTCTATTGTTTCTAAATCATTATTATTATCGGATAACTTTATACTACCTTCTTTTAGAAATTGTCCTGATGGTGTTACTATTTTATATTCAAGATATACTTTATCACCTAATTCATTTTGTAAATTAGAACTAAAATTAACTTCATATTCTAATTTTTGAGAATCTGATTTTGTTTCTATATCCAACTCAAGTTTTGCATCACCAAATTCAAATCTTAAATCAACAACACCAGCTGTAGATTGAACTCTCCTTTCTGATTTGAATTTATATTTTGGACTTGATACTAAGCCACGACGTCTTCCTCCTTCATTATCTAATTCATATTCTTTTATTAGAATATTTTCTCTATGTAGATAATCAAGCGCGCTTGGTGGTTTAGTGGCTCCACCTGCGGTTGAATTATATGTAAAATGAAATGTATTTGCTATTGCGGTCCGCATTGATGCGGGCGCAGATGTAACACCATCCGTTTGTGTATTTGTGGTATTGTAATCTGCGGAATTACTAAATGTTTTTTCTATTTGTACAACAAAGTAATTTTTGGATTGCTTTCCTTTAATTACCGCCTGATATGTTTTTTGTGTACCAAATGAATAATAATTCCTATTTAGAATTACACTTTTACCAATGCCTACGGCAGTTTTATCTTCATTAAATGAAACAACTGAATCCGCTATAAGATTTATTTTTATACCACCATTGTTAGAATATGATGGTGGAACATATGCGGGGTTTATGGGAGCTCCACCCATTCCAGTAGCCGTTGTATAGATATTAGCACCACTATAACCACCATCAGATTGTTGCTCCGATTGTCTTATTGTTGGATTTCCTTCTACGTCTATTGCTCTTATTGGCATCTATTGGTTTTATATAAATATTTTATTTAATAATAAATCAATTTACTAACACTCACATCCCAGTATCTAAAGAATTTATTGGTGATGTGGTATCGCCTCTATTTACTAGTGCTCTAGATGTTCCTCTAGCAGCTGTTGTATTTGTGGAAGTATTTGTATTTGGTTGAATTTCAATATTTGTTTTTGTTGATTTAGTAGGTAATGCTCCCCTTTCCGGTATCAAATCCGACACAGGCATAGGTGCTATATCTCTCGTATCAATAGTTTGACATACTTTTCCTTTTGTTATATTCCATTCACGTTTCGGAACCCTACCAGCTTTAACATCATCGGCAGTTATCAATCCATTTGCTAATTTACTACGATTTGATAATCCTGCCGTAGTTGAAACCGTTCCTTCTTTTGCACAAACTGTAAACGATTGACCTGATGCGACTTTCTTTTCAACTTTTTGTCCACTTACATCTATAAATGTAAATGTTAGAGAACCATTATTTTTATTATTTTTAAGTGTATAATGAAAATGGCCAACAGCATTAGGTACTTGAATTTGCGGTGGCATTGGTGTTGGTGTTGGTAAAATAGTAGGGAATGTCGTTAATACATCAACCCGTGCAGTTTGGAATGAATCCAAATTATTTTGAATTTGTTTAGATTGTTCAACTGCTTTAAATTCCTCTGGTGTTTCTTCAACACGAAAATCACGTCTTTTAAGAAATGATGTATTTACTTCAATAACATTTCTTAAAATATTTTCCATTTCATTAACCATCGGGTCAAAATCATACTGGTCACAATCTTCAAAACGAATTCCCGATTGAAGTCCAAAAGCTGAACTAGTTATATCGTAATTACGATTTGTAAGATAATATGTTACCGAATCCCTGTATTGTTCGTATATTGTTGTTGCTAATTTATCAAAATCCCTTAATCCAAAATCCTTACGAATTAAATTGAAATAATCTTTACCATATTTTGATTCTAAACTTGATTTTATTTTATCCATAAAAATTCCTTCAAATGAATAAAGAGAATCCAATATTGATTTTCTATAATATTTAAAATCCCTATTCAGATTAGAAAGATTATCTAAATCCTTTGCGTTTTGATCATTTATAAATTCATTGGTAGTTTTAAGTGGAATTATTCGGATTTCATTACGAGTTGCTGATATTTCTTGAATCCAAGCTCTACGAATTTCATTTTCACTACCAACTCTATTACGAATAAAATTAAAATTAACACGTAATATTCCATTTGTAAATCCTAAATCACTAAGTAGTTTTTCAACATCAATAGCAACTTCTTTTTTCCCACGAGTATTAGTTACATTATATACATATTCTTTTATTTCACCACTTTTTATATATGCAACGGTTTCACCTGATTTTTGCGGAAGAAGATTATTATTAATATCATAAACAGATACTTCCATAACATCATACTTACAATCTCCAAAATCAGAATCTTCTATTTCTGACTTGGAAACGATAAATAAATCCTTATCCTGAATGAATTTGCCTTCATTGTCCGTTTTTTGATTTATCTTCTCAAAGTTCGTATATTTTTTAATACTCATATTTTTCTATCTATTATAGCTCTTTATATTGTTCACGACATCTTGTTAGGAACTTCTTAGTATCTACAGACCCATCATATCTTTTTACAGATATCACCAATGCACCATTACGATCCTGACTATGGCCTTTAAAATCATAAGGCAATGCATATTCAAATTGTAATTCAATATCTTCGGATTCACCACCCTGTATAGTAAATTGTGTTTTTGGAAACTTAAAGAAATACCCTTCATTCATAGTGTGCTCTAATTGTATTTCAACCGGTTGTTTATCATTATTTGTAAACTTAATTGAACTACCTCTATCCCATCTCCATTCATGACCACTACCATTCGCCCAAGTCGCGTGGATTTTGGGTTCAGTTTTCGGCCCCGGAGGATTAAAATCAACAATTACAACACTGTTCATTACAGTACCACCCGTAGCCGCTGCCAAATTAGTTGTGGATTGCTGAATAGCTTGTTGCTGTTGAACTGCGCCAAGTTGTGCTTGCAATCCTTCAATAATTGAGTTTAATGAATCTATTTGTTTAATAAGCGCTTCAACCTGAACTCTGAACCCAGCGTTTTGAGATTGTAAAGATGCACGAAGAATAGATTCCTCTACCGACTTTTGAATTGCAGATTGTATTTGATTTGCAAAGTCTTCAATCGTTTTTGAGAGTGATGCCAGTTGATTAGAGAGAGCATCGTTTGTTTGCTCAATAGTTAATCGGTTATTTACTTCCGTTTCCACCTGAGCTTCTAAAGAACTTATTTGTGAATTCAAATCCGATATTTGTTCATTGAGTTGTCTAACTTGATTTGACAAATCAGCCACTAATACCACTTGCTCATCATAAAGTGGTTTTGGAACCAAATCTCTCCTTACAGTTGGTATGTTTGGTTTTAATTCTTTTATCTCTATATCAATTGCCTTTGTTATTTCATCTTTATCTAACTTAGGTCTATTGATTGATTTGAATACTAATGAAGATGCACTATCCACATCATCAACTATGGTTATACCATAATCGTTCTTTTTGGATGCCATCGAACCTGAACGCATTAGAATATCTTCAAGTTCTTCACTCTTTTTTTGTTCCAGTTTTTGGGCAATTGATTCTAATGATGTTTGTACTTTCATTATACTATTTCAAATATATAGTTGTTATCTACCAATGTTGTTGTTCCTGATTTAACTATTTTTAATTTTAATTTATAAAATCTTCCAATTGGAAGTGTACTTAAATCTAAATAAAAATAATTACTTGTCGAATCACAACTTATCTTCGTATATTCTCCAAATGGAAAATATGGTTCACCTGTTATGTAATCTTCCAACTGATAATAAGTAGTTGCTGGAAGATATTTTGATTGGTCGTAAGCAAATGTTGTACCAAAGCTTTTTGCAGGGTACATATCACGTCCCTTTACTCTTATTTTAACTTTTGAATCTTTAAAATATTTTGATTTAAGATTTGTTAGTAAAATTTTAAAATCTTCGGAGGCCTCACCTACCACAGGTAAAAGACTGCCCGTATTAAATGTACTATCATCCCAAACTACTTCTAATGTTGGTTCGTATATTGTTCCGGTTTCTTTTGAATAAAATCTTAATACACCATAATCTAATGAATCAATTTCATTATTCAAACCATGTCTTAAAATAAATCCATTATTTACAACGGAGCCATTCAACCACATATTTAAAATATCTGTAACATTCATACGAATATCATCCGGCTCATATGAAAATGTTTGAGATGCTTCGGATGCCGTATACCATACTCCGCCTTCCGCATTTGCTGAACCCGTTACATTGAGTGCGTAAACAGCACTACCACCAACGGTGTTTTCTTGCCATTTGTTTACACCATCACGATATCTCCAACTAACACCCTGTTGAACACTAGCTGATAGATTGAGGCTGGCTGACATGTTTTGGAATTTGGAGAATTGTCCCATATCCCAACTTTCTGATACCGCATTACAATATATTGTATAATCTAATGGCAATCCTTCGGATTTGGTAGATTTAAGGTTTAGATACACATCCCAATCACCGGTTATTTCACCTGAAGCAATTGACGCGGAAAGATTTGTAATATCAAACTTAATTAGAGTTCTATAAACATCTCTTAGTTCTCCATAATATATTTTTCCAATTTCTAAAATAGGATCTCGACCAGCATTTTGTGTTGGCTGTTGTAGATATACCGAAGCATCGTATTTTGATGTATAAAATTTATGCATTATTGTTTAATATTTTTTATAGTGCTCGTCCTTTTATGTCTTTATTTGGATATTTAACTTCAAAAACGCAAGGGTCTAAAGAAGGATAAATTATTTTACCAACCGTTGCTGATTGTATATTGTAACGATTTGGTGAATAATTACCATCACCACCACATAGATTAGTTATTTCAACTTTTGAAACACTCATTACTCCTTCCACATTTGCTAATATTAATTCTATTTCTGAAAGATTTATTGGTTTATTAAATGTCCAATTATCTATATTAAAATAATTTTGAATTTCTACTAAACAATTAGCAAGAACTTCTCTTTTATTATAATTTGAATAAACCATTATATCAAAATCACAACCAACATTAACAATAAATCCATTAATTATATTAACAGCATCGGTAATCATTCTATGCTCTGATAGGTATGTTTTAATATTTTCTTTTAATGCATCATTTGCCATAGTTAATTTTTTATTACTATCATATGATAAAATATACATATTAATTGCAAATGGATTATTTGTTTGATTTACATTTGATTTTTTTTCTTTTATAAATTTGCTCAATTCTAGTTGAATTTGTCCTCTATCTAATTCTTTAATCCTATCTACCAAATTTGTAAATTCAGTAAGAACCTTTGGATTTGATAGAATGGAATCGGCTGTTGCATTATCTGCTTCCATATCAGCTGATACGTGAACTTTTGCTACGCTACCATATCTTTCAGGCATACTTAATGCACGAACAATATAATCTTGTCTAGTTACTGCACGATTTTGTGAACCAAACGTTGCTAATGCATTTTGCCTAATTTCTTCTATTGGTTCCGAGCCCCTACCACCAATCGCCGGTTCAAGGTTCTCCACAGCTACTGATGATTTTGTTGCATTATAAGTAGCTGGGTTTGCAACCGACATCAAATCTTCTTCAAATTCTATACGAGTTATATTTGTTAAATCAGATGTATTAATATTAGATTCAACGCCGCCACCGATTAGGTATTTTATATTTAATGTTTGGCCGGCCGGAGTTATACCAAATGTTCCTGTTTTAAGAAAATTAGATGGGTCAATTGATGAGTTTAATCTTTTAATTGCATTTGTTGTTCCTAATCCTACATTTTTTGTATTAGGTAGAATTATATCATCATCCAAATTAGAATCACCACTACCAAATTGAATTTCTATTGTGTTATCAGAATTTACTTTTGTTGAAAATCTTTTTGGAACTTTTTGAACCTCAAGAATATAAGGAACCTCTGCTACATATTCGGAAACTTGTCCATTGGCATTTGTATTTGGCTTTTCTATAAATATACTTTCTTGTGCCAAATACGGAACTTCGTACCACCTCTCATTTGTGTTAGTATCGGTTATTGATATTATTTCAATAAAATTTTTATCTCCTAAACTAATAGTTGGATATTCTTTTGATGCATTAGATACAGTTACCGTAGTTTCTACTTGTCTTCCGGATATTGCTTTTACTCTTTTTGTAATTAAATAAAATGTTGGTTGACCTGTTGTGGTATCTCTACTATAAACGGACGTTTCTCTATTATTAGGATTTGCAAAATCTACACTTTCTACACTTCTAAAAACTATATTTGAATTAGATGTAGCAGATACTTCCAATCCATCTTTTATTTTAAGATAATACGATTCATCTGGTTCTGTAGTTGACCCTACCGTTTTGGCAGGAACAAGCTGATAAACAGTTAAGTTTGTTACCGCAGGTGTTGAGATTTTTGGTTTATATCCCATAGCTTGTGCTAATGCAACTAAATTCTTTCTTTCAGTTGCATGCATCAATAGAGATTCTTTTAATTGTGTATCTTGGTAAAAAGATAACACATCGCCCACATATGCTGCCATTTCAACGAAGACCATACCAGGTGAGGCCTCATTAAAATCCGAATATACGTTTGGAAAATATGATTTAGTAAAATCAATAAGATTTTGTCTTAGCTGGCCAAAGTCTTTACCAACATAATTTATTGTTTTATTATTTCCCCAATTTTTTTTATTACTCTTTATTGCCATTATGCGTTTACATTTACGGTTATATTATCTCTTATATTCGGATTAGATTTAAGAGCAAAATTAATTTCAACAGTAAATCCGTTCCTGTCTATATCGTTTTCATCATATTCCAAAAAGATTTGAGTGATTTCAATATAAGGAAGCCATACTGAAACGGCATCCATTATCGTTTGTTCAACTCTAGAATCAATCTCATCTTCTACAATTTGTTCAAATAGTAATTTCCATATATCACAACCAAAATCAGGCTGTGCTACTCTTTCACCTTTTTTAGTAAGAACTAAATTTATTAAATTGTTTTTGGCTTGTTGGATAGTAGTATAATTCACACTAAAAGCACCACCTGTATTAGATGATTGATTTATTCCTATGCCTAAAATTTTATAAGCATTTTCTTCTAAATCGGTTACATTAACCCTACCTAAATTTATGGCCATTACTTAAATCTTTTTACTAATTCACTATAATCTCTGCTCAATGCTTTTGTTAATGCATCAACACCAGCATTATCTGCTGTAGGGATTTGCTGTTGAGGTATCTCAGTTCCTCTATAATCCATCGTTTCCCAATCACCTTCCATTGATACGTTTGGTTGTATAGCATCTAATATGCTCCCTCCTGTTGCTCCACCCTCTACTCTTTCGGATGCACTGAATGGTGTAGTTTGGTTTAGAATCTCATTTATCATTGGATTCTTTGTAATTTGCTTTACAGGTTGTTTAAATTGTGGTTGCTCTGTTTTTGTAACTGATTGTTTTGGTTTGAATGATTCACTAACGGGTATCATCTTTTTAACGGATGTTCCGGTTGAATTGTTTAAAGTTATACGGCCAGATTTAATCAATTTGGCGATTTCTTCTTTTACTTGTTGTTTTACTTCGTTCTTAACAACCTCCTTAATCAGTGTCAATAAAATATCTGATTTCATAAATATACTTTTTAATAAATATCGAAAGTTAAAATTTAATAAATATTAGCACTTATTGTTATTAATATTGTTTTGTGCGTTTGTTTTATCGTTTATAGTTTGTCCACCTGTTATAGAAATCGTATTAGTATTACTTGGTAAGGGTATATTAACAATTCTCGCGCCTGATAGAGTTGTTGGCAAAATAAGACCTGTTGTAGGTAGTAATGTTACGTTTCCTATTGTAATTGGTTGTGGTGGATTTAATTTATCTTCTAATTCTTTTTGCGCATCTTCCGGCAATTTAGCACCCTTTTCTGGGTTAAGAAATTTACCTAAACCCATTGGTATACCAAACTTCGGAAGCATTGGTGGTATTGGTGGCCCGTTTCTAACATTATAACCTTGCCACATTAAAATACCCGGAGCAGGTGGTGCCGGTGGTGGGTATTGTGCCATTACCATCATAGTCCCACCTCTACTTAATAAATGTATTTTAGCAAAATTTATGAACGGGTCAATTAATATATTTGTTTTTGAATTAAATTTAAGACTTGGTGCTATGAAATGTATATTTGGTACAAATGGAATTTTCCCCATTATTTTTTGAGCTACTAAATTATCTATTTCAGCATCACTTGGTATTTTTGCTTTTACTTTTTGGTCAAATTCTTCTTTTGTAGGTATATTAGGTTCTTGAAAATCTGCAGGAAATGGTGATGTAGGGCTTTTACCATCCAACTTATCTTTTATATATTGTTTTACAACATCTTCACTTATGTTAAGTTGATTAACCATTTTTATTTATTATGGTTTTGTAGTTTTGTCATAAATTCAGTAGTTATAGCAGTTATAACAAATTCTTTTGCTGTTTCTTCCAATTGCTTCTTTAATTCTTTTTTGGCTTCCTCTTTTAATTTGTCAGTTAATTTTTTAATAATATCTTTTCGTTTTGGAAGTGGAGGAAATGGAATCTTAATAGATGGTTTGAATTGCGGACCTATAGATGGTTTCCGGTCTTTTAAAACTTTATATAAAGATATTGCTTCTTTTGCTGCAATAACGGCTGGTAGTTTTGCCAAATGAGTAGGTACCTTCTTACCTTTACTTAATTTTGTAGCTACTTCAAATGGTTTAAATTTACCACATTCCGTATCTTCAAGTTCAATAGTTTCTAATGCTTTCAATACCACCAATGCTGCAGCTGCCAGTATTTTATTTGTTGCTGCTGATTGTGCAAGTGATATTGGATTAGGAGAAATATTCATAACTGCTCCCGGCGATGGTGGAGTCATAACCCACCCAAGCGGTTTTATTAGAGGATTAGGAAATGGTGACATCTCTGCACCCATCCAATATGCATCAAATGCAGATGGGCAAATCTCTTTAAGAAGATTAAAGTTTTCACCATCACTCCGTTGTCCTTTTTTAAAAGCTCTTTTAAGTACATCTGCAAACCCCTTTTTATTGGCATTTAAAACAGGAACTCCATATATAAAATCTCCGCCTGATTTAATTGCTTTATCAAATTGGTCTGCAATAAACTCAGCTGCGGCATCGGTATCATTCGCAAATCTACCAGAAGCAAATGCCTTTAATACATTTATTCTATACCTTGCCCACATATTGTGTTATGTTTTACTTAAATAATTTCTTGCTGATAATAACGTATTAAGTTGCCCTTTAATTGCTGTAAATGCTGCTCTATTAGTAGGGCCGGGAGTTGTAGGACCTACGGGTGTCGCATAGACTTGTTGGTTTATAGCATCAATGAGTTGTCCTAATATTTTTACTAATTCCCCACCCAATACCATTTTTTGTACAGCTGCTCCTGCAGCACCTTCACCAGTATTCTTACCTAAATAAATCTTACCACCATTATCTGAATTAAGAAATATCTTATTACTTCCTTTTGAATGTAATGTTATATCTTTTTCATTATGTAGGTATATTTCTTTTGCCGCATCTACTGAAAATCTACCATCGGTTATTATACCCGTATTACCTTTACCCGTGATGATAAACTCTCTAGATTTTGATGCTAGGAGTATTTGGTCGGTGTTTATGAATATTCTATCACCGGTAAAATCCGAATCCTTTGGATAATCTTTGAATCCGATTTTTTCTTTTTTAATTGTACTATGATTATATGGTATTTTTACTTTATTAGATACTATATAAATTGATGAACCATCTTTATTTATATCTTCTTCCACCAATTCTCCAATCTTTTTATTAGTCGCATCTTCACTTTGACGATTACGAATTATTATAGAAGGAGATGCATCTTTTGAATCAGCTTCGGGTACTAAAAATGATTCCGAAAGTCTTATGCTATTACCAACTCTTCCTTGTAATATTGTATCGCCCTCTTTAGGTTTAAGAAATTTAATTTTCTCTTTTACAATATATTTTTTCTTTTGTGAATCAGATTGATTGGTTTGATTGTTTGGTGTACCGGTAGATTGTACATTTTTATATGAATCATTTTTATTTTCTGATTTTTGTAATGTTCTTTCCTTTGTGGCTTCGGAAGTTTTATAATCTTCTCTATAATTTGGATATTGTGTTACAGTATATGGTAACCAATAATATTCATCCGAATATTTTAATATTAAAACACTTTCACCTTGAATTGGAAATGTCATTATATTTTTATCAATAGGAAATGCATAATTCTCTAAATTAAGAGTTGAACCATGTGCCTGAAATATAATAGAACCTAAAAATCTGGAATCTTTTTCTCCAAAATTTTTATTATCATTATATATTTTAATATAATCGGTTTTGGTTTTTAATTCCAAAAAATCATTTTCTGTTAAAAGAACTTTTTTAACTGACGCTAAAAATATTTTAAAATTATCTAATTCAAAATTTGACATTATAATTTCTTTTTTATATCCTCTAATTCAATTTCAATATCGGTTATTTTTTCTTTATTTTTTTCCTCAACCGCATTGATTGTATCTTCCATATCCATAAGTAATTGATTCTTCTCTGCTTCACTTAACCAACCATCCTCACCAATACCCTTAGCTTCTGCGGCTGCAAGACGTTGAGCAATAGTTGCAAGTTTGACGAGATGTTCATCATTCTTAACAGAAACTTCAATGAGGTCTTTGATAATAGGAGCAATTACTGTAGCTTCACCTACGTTTTTTATTAATTTACGCAAGGATTCAATAAGTTCGGAAATGTTTTTCTTTTTATTAACCTGATTATCGTATATATCTCTGAATAATGATGATAAACTTTTACCATCAAATAATTGAAACTCTGTACTCATAAAGTATAATCTTTAATAATAATTATCAAAAATGATAGTTTTATACAGCAATATCACCTACTCGGTCAAATTCATTGTATAATTCCATTTGTTTTTGTTTCATTTTGTTGACAACCTTTGTTATATAGTGTGTGGGGTAACCTGTCATTTCTCTAACAAGTAGATATAATGATTTTTTATTAAAGTTTTCAATATATTGTGCTCTTCTGAATAATTCTAAAAGTGCATCGGCAATTTGAATATCTCTCTTTTTTGTAAAAAATGTTTCAAGGTGTTTATCCCAATATACTAACATACGTTTATTAAATGTACGATGTTCATCATTACGAACTTCTTCTCTAAAGTTATTTTCAGTGTCCCAGCTATCCGGCATTTTAGAAAGTATATCTGTATCTTTATAACGTTTGTAGTTAGCATTATTATTAAGAATAAGATAATTACGGGCCACAATAGTAAAATATGAGAATGCTTTCCCTTTACCATTTTTGTACATATGTATTTTTTCAATCATAAATGCAACCACCTCACACATTACATCCTTTGGTTCATCATCAAAATACGTAAATCCCCACTTATTATATACAATCTCTGCCAACTTATCAAACGCTGGTTTAATTTGCTCTTTGTATATTTTATCTTTTTCTCTTTGATTTTCTAATTCATTATATAATACAATAGCATTTTCTGTTTCTTTTGTAAAATATTGTTTTGAGTTTTTTTTACGTGGCATACTTAGTTTTGGTTTTTAAATCTTTCGATTGTTTCTTTAATTTGATAAAATATAGAACCTACTTCATCATCCTTCTCAAACATTTGGCGATTATCAATCTGCCTTAACGCTTCCAGTAATGCTTCGTTTCTTGTTAATTCATCTTCAATGAATTTATCATTTTCTTCAATAACATCTTCATATCTTTCTAATTTACGAAGAAGATTCAGATTAGAATAACACAATATGGTTATAATAATTCCTATCAGTATGTTGTATATCATAATTATATTATTTCATATCCTTTTAAAAAGTAATCATTTGCTTTTTTGTATTTCACTTCAACAAATTCACCCTGTGGGGATTTCATAAGAATTTTTTCGTTACGTCCATAATTAATTCTTTTTTTAACGGTAGTCGAATATATCCTATCACGAATGGTTATCCCGTCTAAGTGGTCAATTTCATGTTGTATTACAACTGTCCTAAGTGTTTCGGGTGATATTGATTCACCATCTCCATCACGGTTAATAGCAAATTCAATTTCACCCATATTATCCGTTTGAACTTTAATACTATTTGAACGAATAGTTTTAATTGGAGTTTCCATAGTTTTAGGAATAGAAAGACATCCTTCGTAAAAAAGAAAACCTTCTGTATCTCTATATGTTATATATGGATTTACTAAAAATAATTCATCTCCATCAACCTTTATCAGGCATGCTCTTTTACGAATTCCAATTTGATTTGCTGAAAGACCTAATCCACCAATTCCTTCAAGCTTACTAAGTGTTTCCGAAAGCTTTTTATGGAGTTCATCCATTTCAGCCGTAGTGAATTCGGTTTTAGGGACCGGAGTTAATAAATGTTCTTTAAATTCTGGATTAGTTAATCCGTTATTTTTTTTGTCTGTAATAATTTTCATAAATTTTTATTTTATAAATGGTAAAATTGCCAATTCCTTTGCTTTTGCTTCAACCATAATATCCACATCCAATTCGTATGTATTGGGGAGTGATGTAATATAATCGGAATGAGCTTGTGGTTTAAGTTTGTTATTATTTTCGTGGATTGCTTTTGATTCGGAATAATGTACTACCGGTGTAATATAATTTGGATAAAAAGGCCACGTTGAAGCTGCTGCATTTAATGCTTGTTCTTCTGTCCAATCGCCTGTGTTAAATGTGTGGTGATGATAATCAAATACAATCGGAATACCTATCTTATCATGTAGATACATCAAATCTCTTACTGAATACATTGATGCCTTATCATCATTCTCAACTGTAAGCCTACTTTGAACTGATTTAGAGAGCTTTCCGAAGTTCTCACAAAATCTATCCATTGCTTTTATTTTATCGCCATAAACTCCGTTACAATGTATATTAATCTTATTGTAAGGTGATTGCTCCAATCCCATCATATCAAATATCTTACCATGCAATTCCAAATCACATATTGAGTTATAAACTACATTTTCTTTTGGAGAAGTTAATACAACAAACGGACCGGGATGTGATGTGATACGAATACCATTCTCTTTTGCATAATCGCCGGCTTCTTTAAGTGCTGATTTTATTGCTTCGTAATCTTTTAATTGTGTAAGGTCTAACTTATCACCCCAAGGAACGATTGCCGAAGAAAGACGAAAGAAATTGATTTTATTGTATTTATTCCACTCTAAAATCTTAATAATATCTTTTGCATTTAGTAGAGTTAGTTCGGAAACATAGTCCAAACCTTTGGCGTTGAATGTTCTTTTGACCATTGAACGATTTGTGGTAACTTTCTTACCCATTGTCATGTTTATACAAGCATATCCTATATTCATAGGAGTAATATACAACTTTTTTTTGGAAATACCAAATATTAGTAAGTTTTTATATTTTCGTACTCTTTACGAATTTGTTTTAATCCCTTCCTATTATCATTATTGTTCTTTAACCAATAATTAACCGCATGATCATTATTTAACCACATTTCGGGTTTATGCCACGGAAATTCGGGATGCATATATGGTTTCCAATCAAAATTTGTAGAATGATTTTCATTGTTTGGTATAAATTCAACCTCTGGCTCCTCCGTAGGAAAATTTTCCACTATAACCGGTATTTCTTCCATTTCTGTAGAAAATTTTCCACTATCTTCTGGTTTTTGTATAAAATTTTCCACTATAACCGGTTTCTCACCATAAATCTCATAATTTTTTTCAGGTTGATTATTGGATTCTTCGGTTTTCTCTACTTTTTTAGTTAGAAGTCCGTTGAAAGCTATGACCAGAGCAATTGCAAGGGGGTCAAATACGATTACTATCAAAAGTATGAAGTACTTTACTACTGTGTTCAAAGGCCAGTTAAAAGCCTCCGCAACGAACCTAAACCCACCTATTTCTTTTTCAAGTCCAATATTATTATTTTTGATTTCATTAATTTTTTCGTTGTATTTTAGGGTACTATCTTGTAGGACACCGATTTTTCCGTTAATTTCGGTAATTTTCTTATCCCTATTATCAATGGAACGAAGAACACGATTATTTACTTTACTATTATCAAGTATTTTACCCTGATTTTGATTGTATTGTTTTGTTTGTTCGGATAATTGAGCGATTTGTTCATTATTTTGCTTAATTTTACCATCCCAAACCCCTATTTCCCGTTGAACTTGCTCTAATCGTAGATTTTGTTGTTGGAAAGCATTTGAAAGATAACCAAAAATACCTAAAGAAGTGATTAACATTAGAATACCTACCGAAAGTGTAAGGTAAATCCTATTAAATCCACGTATGTTTTCCCATTTTTGCTTTAGGTATGTTGCTGCAACTAATTTTGCGAACTCCAATGAACCCGCCATTATCATTACCGAAACAGACGCACCCGAAAACAGCACACCTAATCCCGTTACGGAGAAATAAGCTGCACATCCGGCTATAATTAATGCCGAAAATCCCACCAGGTATTTTAACCAATTCATTAGTCTCTCTCTATACTGATTAGGTTAGCAAGTTGCTCCCTAATATTTTTTGTTTGTTGAATTAATTGATCCACTTGCTCCGCATCCATATTTAATGAACCATTTGAAACGTTTTCAATTAATCTTAATTTTCCTTCAAGGCTTTCTAAAAGGACCATTGCTTTTTGTTTGTAAACCATATGTTATAAATATTAGTAATAAAAAAATAAGGGTAGGAATTACCCTACCCTTAAAATATAAGTAAAATAACCGAAATTACCTAAAATTTAATAGATAATTTTTTTGGTTTTTGGTCTTCTTTTTTATCGACCAAAATTGATAGAACACCATTTTTGATTTGTGCTTTAGCAGTAAGCCCATCAAATTCCTTTGTCAGATATAGGGTTTCATCAATATCTTTTATTAACTGACCTGATATGGATTTATCATCGGAATCTTTTTTTGCTTTAATATGAATTTTATCAGTAGTCAAATTCACCTCTATATTTTTAGGGTCATGTCCTATAACCGAAAATGCCAGTTCTAATTTATCATCCTGCGAATCAACCGCACATCTTGTTGGCGGATAAGAATAATTGTTTTTATTCTTTGTATAAAGGGTGTTAAAGAAAAAATCATCAAATAGTGCATCGAATGTTGTTTTGTTCATAATTGTTTGTTTTGTTGTTAATAATAATTTTTATACTACTATTAATCAACTACTATACCAAACCAAAAAATCTGACAAATCGTCATAATAAATGTGGTCCTGCTTCATTTTGTCCGGCGTTTGTAACCTGAATATAAGCCGGTGCATAGTGTTGTAATGAACTTGCACCTGCGTATGAAAGGGCCGAGCGAACACCATCCAATAATCCTTCTACGATATATTTCACTCCGCCTTTGTAGGGAATGACTGTTGATTCACCTTCTACGTTACGTTCTTCTTGTCCATGTGCTATTTTGGTTTCAAGTGATGCAGCACCTCTGTATCTTTTATATAATCCGTTTGGTTTTTCAATAATAGAACCGGGCGCTTCTTCCGTTCCTGCGATTAGTGACCCAACCATTACCGTTGATGCTCCTAAAGCCAAAGCCTTTGCTATATCACCGCTACTCCTTATACCACCATCAGCGATTACAGGCACATCTGCCATATCACATATAGTTTCAATACACGTTACATTAGGAATACCAAATCCGGTCTTAACTCTAGTCGTACATAAACTACCACCACCAATACCAACACGCAATCCATCTGCTCCCCAAGCGATTAGGTCTTCGGCAGCTTTGGCTGTTGCGATATTACCGGCTATTACATCTATTGTAGATTTTATACTTTTAATTTCTGATATTGCATTCTTTACGTTTTTATGATGCCCATGTGCAACATCAATAAGGATTACATTTGCACCGGCCATAACTAATGCAATTGCTCTTTCGTAAAAATCACCATTAGCACCAACTGCTGCACATAAGGGTATATCTTTAATATCGGAATGCCAATCATCATACATCACTCCCCATTTTTCATACATTTCCATATTACAAGCGGATTTAACTTTGGCTACTTCCGCACATTGTTCATCTATTGACATGAATCTATGAATTATTCCAACTCCACCAAGTTCCATCATAGCTATTGCCATTTCGGAACTACATACCGTATCCATTGGTGCGGCAACTAGTGGACGAATTAATCCATATCGTGTTGTAAATAATGTTTCTAATCGTATATTCTTTCTAGAAGTTATTTCCGAATATGCGGGAACTAATTGTATATCATCGTAAGTTAATGCCAGTTTCATATTATATTGTATTTTCTTGTGATTCAATTACTGTACTCATATGGTCAGCCCAATGCATTACGTATGGAATTTTAAAACGCATTCTTTTTGATGAATCAAATACTTTAAGATACTTTTGATTATCTTCATCATAAAGACCATCAGTTAGTTTAATACCGAAATACTCCGCTTCTGAAAGCTTTACACCATAATCTTGTAAAGTAAAAAATGTTCTATCAGTAATTGTCATATAAACATTATCGGTATTAGTTTTGTACATAGCACCTTTATTCTTTACATGCCAATCGGAATCATTGGGGATATAATGTGGTTTACCCTTTGTACCCAATTTACCTATATCGTGATGAAGTGCACAAAAGATTAATTCTTCATCCGTAAAATCAGGCTTACCACCCAATTCAATAAACATTGCTTTTACTTTAAGTGCATTCCGACATACATTGAATATATGGTCTATATAACCACCAGTATAACAATTATGATAACCCGCGTTACCACTTGCTGGTGAAACAGCAAGATTAATTCCTAATTCCGATTCGGAATACATATGTAGCAATCGTTCAAGTCTTTCGCCTGTGAAATACTTTTTAACGATTGCAATAAATTTTTCGTAATTAGCTTGTAATTCTTTTTCTGATTTTTGTTTCATATTTTAGGTTTTATACTCTAATATACGAAAAATACCTGAAATTACCAAACTTATTTTTATATGGGTTATCTACAAAATAATTCCTTTTTTGTAAGTATTTTATATAGAATTTCAACCTCTTCCTCAGTTGTTAATTCGGGAAGGTCTTCATCAAACATGCGTACAGTGAATACCGTCTTACCCGATTCAGAATCTATAAAGTTATCGGACTCTGATGAAAATAGTGCAGGGATTTCCTCTATACGTTCTAATTCCTTTTCATCTACATCTATAAGAGGAATAACAAAGTAATAATAACTTTCTTCTCCTTCTTCAACATCAATACGATGCGACTTCCATTTATCAAAGGATGCATCAGTTATGGGGGTTTCTGGTAGTATTATCATATCGGTTATTTGAAATTTTTATCTAATGCATCCCACTTACCTAGTGGACATGCACCATTCCTTTTTGGTGAATGTGATTTGGCTTCTAACGGACATCCACATTCACCACAATAAACTATCAAGGTTGTACTATTAAAAGTCTTTTCTTTACGGGATGGACATTCGTTACATATATCCAATCGCTTTAGGGCCAGTTCCTTTTGTTTTTCTGTTGGGTTATATTTTATAATCCAAGCTTTTAGGATTTCTTCAAATTTGAGCATAACTTTTCTTTTATCTTCATTATTCTATTACAACCTTCATATAATTCTCTATCAATCATTATTTGACATATATTATCTAATAACTCCACATATTCTTCTTTACGGATAGTTACATACGCTGGTATGAATTTAAGTTTCATTATCACCACTTCCTTTGCCTGACGATTTGATTTGAATATATCAATAATATCGACAATAGACATGAGGTCATCATCTTTAAGTGGTTTTCTATTAAGCCATTCAGACCAATCCAATTTTATCCAACCGGACTCTAATTTATTTAACGCCTTTATATTCATATAATTAAATATACGAAAAATAAATGAATTTACAAACTATTTATCCCATTTATCGTAAAATCGCAGGGGAGGGGGTTGGGGGTAGTAGTAAAAATTTTTCGTGGGGGGGAAGTCGTTAAGAAAGGAATTTTTTATTGATTACAATGCAGCTCTATGTATTGCCGGATTCCCAACAGGAGCAGTTGGTGTAGGAGCAACAGGTATCGCTTTACCCGTTTCCAATTCAATCTTATGTATGTTATACGCCAGGTTCACTATCTCCGCTTGACGACGATTATTCGCATCAATCCACCAGTATTCACGTTTATTAGCACTTGTATAAGCAGCCCCAGCAGGCGGAGTTCCATATAATTCAGTAAGTCGGTTTTGAGCTATACTATTTATTACCGGATTGGCCGTTCCATATAGGTTTGTTGTAGTATTTCCCCAAGTCTTAGGTAAAGGGTCCAATATCTTACCTTTTTCCAGCATAGCCGGTGTCCAACGTACCCGATTTATACCCGTAATACGATCCGTAGTAGTATCTTTCACTCCATAGTATGTCCAGCTCGGCGGATTGTTAATAATACCTGCTGCCGCTATCTTACGAGGAATAAACTCTGCCGCCCTAACGGGTGGGTTTTCTACTTCCAGAATCGATGTTCTCTTTAAGTATTCCGCTTCCTCTACTGTCCAACCATACGATTGCCACTTTGCCACTTGAGTAGCCGATTGATCCGGTGGTTGTACACGTATACCGGCTCCCGTAACACTATCCGTTCCTACATTTTTGCCATCGCCTGCGGCCGTAGATTTCGTTTCCAGTATATCCGCATTAATAGCATTTGCAGTTTTAGTAATCGGCATTTCTTGAACACCAACCAATTCGGTTTCTTTAAATACCGTAGAGTTTTTACTGCCCTCTTCCTCCGGATCAATAGTTTTAGCAACCCTTACGTACTTGAGAGTAGCGACGGTACCCGGTGGTGGGTCTCCGTTATAGAACATACGCTTTATAGAGTTAAAATCACTGCGGATTAGTCGCAACCTCTCGTCCATACCCACGAGAAATACTTCCAACTTTACCTTATCCAACTTACCATCTTCCTGCGTAGTATTAGTAACCAGGGATTGTACCGAATAGTTCGCTTGCAGTGAAGCCAGTATATCCCATACCTCAAAACGGTCAGGGTATCGTTCTAAACCATCCACTAAGGTCCAGTTTATTTGATTAAGAAGTCCTTGCGGTATCTTAGTACCCGGTACCAGTTCAGATTCATTTAAGTAATCTACACTCTTTACACCAGCGTATCGGTTTATCCGGTCTCTGGCATCACCCATCTGCTTTAACTTCGTTGTGTCTATCTGAATGATTGGAACGGAACGACCCATTGGTCGATTCAGTACCCTACCATTCTCTGCTATATCGTAGTGTGGGTTGTTAGAGTTTAGAATGTCTGCCAACGTCCTCTTACTACATATGTATTCATCACCTATCTTTACTATAACTCCATCTGCCCATAGAACTGGCTTCAAATCCGG